AGCCATCAAAACAAGAAGAGGGTGTAAATAAATATAATCACCTAGTTAATTATCTTAGTCAAAGTGAAACACCATATGTGTCGCTTGAAAAACCCAGTATTTTAATTCGGATGAAGAATTCACTTATTGATGGTTACAATAAAGTGGAGGCTAAGTTCAAAAAACTATTTACTAAGAATAAACACACATTTAGTGAATCTAACGAATCAAAAGTAGATAGAACAAAACTAATAGATGAGTTAATGAATGCTTCAAAAAAAGACAAAGAAAATGATTAAGATACTTAAAAGGATATTTTTAAAGGTATATCTAAAAATTTACTTACTATCAGTAAGATTAGGTATTGCAATGAAAAACAGCGAAGATGATATCATGGCTAGTAAGTCAATGGTTGATGATAAGAAGGGTAAGATGCAGATTCGTCAGACACATCGTAACCCTGTTATCGAAAAGATGCTACAAGGTGAACGTGATGAGCAATATGTGAAAGATTATTATGAGATTTTACGTAAGGCAGATCATTTTATGAAAACAGCATCACCTGAGAAAATTGCAATGTCAGCAGACAAATTCGGAATGAGTTATGGTAAGAAGGATAGGTGGGGTAGACGTTTTGAACATTATGGTTTCTTTGATCCTAAACATAAAAATTATGGTAAGACTTTATCGGAAGCAATGGAACAAGAAGTTAAAGATAAAACAACTAAAGATGATGATTATCCAGTTGAATTTATGTTTGATAATAGTCCAATAGTTGAAGGTCTTTCAACATTTAGAGATATGAAAGAGTCTGAGAAGGTAGGAAGTGGATTTGAAGTAATGAGTCCTGCTGAAAAAGCTAAGACACGTAAATTTCCCATGAGTGTTGTAAGAGATAACCAAAATGCATTTAATAAAATTGAAATGCTAACTAGTTTCTTACACGTTAAAAAAGTGTATGATAGGGATAGAATATTGGAGTTTTTTATACCGAAGAAGTTTAAATTAGGTCAACATCTTGATAATAAAGAAATATTTGATGAGTTAATCGCAATAAATCAAGTTTGGATTAAAGATGAATATGACGGTAAATATGGTTTTACTATTAATAGTTACCGTAAGTATTTTGATTATGATGATAAGTATGATGTATTAAAATTCAATGCTTATAGAATAAGAAACTTAGATAAAAATGAATAATATTATTACTATCCCAGAGAATTTAATAATAAGGAATGTGACATTCACTTACAGTGAATATAATTACATATATGAAGTAAAATGAGAAATTATGAGTAAAGAAATAGATGATTTAAGAAAAAGAATGTCGAATAAAGGGCAAGAATCTAATAATAATGATGAATCTGAAGATATTAGAAGATTAATTAATCTAGAAAGAATCAGAGCCATTGATCAACAAGCCAAATTATATGATAAAACCAAACCAGTTACCAATAGAGATAAAGGATTTGGAGATATCGTAGGTAAAGATGGTCAAATGAATGAGACTTGGCAGAACGCTAAAGTACCAAGCATCGAGGAACGTGAACGAAATTATCAAACTGCAATGCAACAACAAAGCGAGGAAAAAAGAATGGCATTTAAACATATTTATCAGCAAAAAAAGCAGAATATTTTTCAGAATATGGACAATATATTAAATGAGTTAGATGCCATAGATGGTCTATTGAAGGGTTTATAAGAGTTTTTTTCGAACCATAGGTATTTATAATAAATAACTTTATTATAAATTAAGAAATATGAAGTCAGTTCCACATATGATGAAAGAAGCATTAGACTATGAGAGTGATCATAATCCTATGGCAAATTTTCTTAGTACATACTATGGAGAATTACTAAGAAGAGCAAATATTCATAAACCACAAGTCGTCACAAATAAGGACGAAGGGTTTATTAAACTGCATGAAAGATACGGAGATAGTTTAGATAAGAAGTAATTAAGTTTTATCGCTATCAAAACCCATCATTATTGATGGGTTTTTTATTTTATATGTATTTATAGTAAAAAAATATGGCATCAATAAATATAAAGTTTCCACTGGAAGATGATAATGCGAAAAAAGGACTTTTCTTACTGAATGAAGTAACTAAGGATGCCCTCACATCCAATTTATTATTACTTCTTCTCACTAACAAAGGTGAACGCTATTATCAACCAGATTATGGAACAAACTTACTACAATATGTTTTTGAGCCAAGAGATAATTTTACACTTGCTGATATACAAGAAGAAATTCGTTTAACAGTAAAGACATTCATACCACAACTTGATATTGACAATCTTCAGTTCTATACTGATGTTGATGATCAAGGTGATCGACTACAAGAAAATCAGGTGGATATTGTAATTGACTTTACATTTTCGGAAGAAACTTTTTCAGAGCAAGGAACACTGAGGATAACGCTATAAAATGGAGCATTCAAGAGTATCATATAATAAAAGAACATTCAATGAGATTTAATACTGATATTTTTATTCAGAAATCTAAAAATATACACGGAAATAAATATGATTATACTGTTTCAAATTATGTGAATTCAAGAACCAATGTTGAAATTAAATGTATTAAACATGGAATATTTAATATATGTGCTAAAACGCATTATTATGGTGGAATAGGTTGTCCATATTGTAGTGGGCGTAAATTACATATTAATGATTTTATAAATAAAGCAAATAAAATACATTCAAATAAATATAATTATGACTTAGTCAATTATAATAATACTAATGATAAAGTAGATATAATATGTCAAACGCACGGTAAATTTAATCAAAAAATAAATAATCATATTAATGGAAATGGTTGCCCCAGTTGCAGTAGTAATCAAAAATCTAACACAGTTGAATTTATAAATAAAGCAAAAATAATACATGGTAAGAAATATTTATATAATAAAACTGATTATAAAAGTTCTAAAATTAAAGTAAATATTGTTTGTCCTAAACATGGTGAGTTCAACCAAACACCAACCTCACATTTAAATGGATGGGGTTGTAAGAAATGTGGAATAGAAAGAAGTGTTAATAAGCAGATTGGTAATGTTGAAAAATTACTTTCTAAATTCAATAAAATACATGAATACAAATATAAATATGTAAAAAATACATATAAAGGTTATGACTATAATATGACTATTATCTGTCCTAAACATGGTGAGTTTAATCAAACCCCTAATAACCATTCCCAAGGAAAAGGATGTATAAAATGTAGTAATTCAATATCTAAAGGTGAAAAAGAAATTAAAAATTTTATAAAAAATGAATTAAATATTGACAATATATTAAGTAATTCAAGAAAGATAATAAAACCTTATGAACTGGACATTTATTTAAAAGATTATAATATTGCAATAGAATTTTGTGGTTTATATTGGCATTCTGAATTATTTAGAAATAAAAATTATCATTTAAACAAATTAAAAAAATGTGATGAATTAGGTATTAGATTAATTACAATATTTGAAGATGAGTGGAGTGAAAAAAAAGATGTTGTAAAATCAATTATAAAATCAATTTGTAATAAAGAAACAAATAAAATTGATAATATTGGAGATATTAACATTAGAGAGATACCAATTAATAAATATATTGAATTTACTAATAAGTATGATTTATTTGAACATGTTCCATCATCAATAAAAGTTGGTTTATTCATACATAATGAACTATTTTCAATCATTGGCTTTAGTAAAAATAAAGACAGTTATATTATTACTAAATTCATATCTAAATATGATGATATTAATTGTTTAAAGAAGTTATTAAAATATTCAACTTATAGATTTAATATTAAAAATATTAATGTTTCTTTAGATTTAAGATTCTACAATATAAAAGATAATATTTTTACTTTAAATGGTTTTAAATTAAATGAAATAGTGAAACCTAATAATTACTATGTAAAAAGTATGAAAAAACATATAAATAAAAATTATAATAAAAATTATTTAGTTAATATGTTAAAATCATATGATTCAAACATTAGTTTAGATAATAATATGAGAATAAATAAATACATAAAATTGTATGATTGTGGTAGTGCCATATATAATAATACTTACTAGGTATTTATATAAGTTAATAAAGAATTATGGAGCATTCAAGAGTATCATATAATAAAAGAACATTCAATGAGATTAAGCAGGAACTAATATCATTAGTTCAACAGTATTATCCTGAAACATTAAAAGATTTTACTGATTCTAGTGTTGGTTCAATGTTAATTGATTTAAATGCTGGTGTGGCTAATAACTTAAGCATAAATACGGATAGAGCATTTCAAGAAACACAATTAGAATTTGCACAGCAAAGAGAATCGATATTAGCTATTGCAAAAAATCTTGGTTTTAATATACCTGCACTCAGACCTTCGGTAACGGTGGTTGATTTTTCTGTTTCGATACCAGTAAAAGGTGATCAGCCAGATGAATCATATTATCCTACTTTATTAGCTGGTGCTCAAGTGGTTGGTGGTGGTCAGATATTTGAGAGTACGGAATCAATTGATTGGAATTCACCAGTATCAAATCTAGGTGACCCCAATAGATCGATAATACCTCAATTAAATTCTAATGGTATAATAAGTAAATATACGGTTACTAAACGTGAGGTAGTAATTAATGGTACACGTAATATATATAGAAAAACAATACGAGATGGTGAGGTTCAACCGTTTTATAAATTAAGACTTCCTGATCCTGATGTAACTGCAATTGAAGACGTTATATTGGTAGTAGGAACAAACTTCAGTACTGATCCAACTGAGGCAGATTTTAATAATCCAGAGTTTAAATATTATGAGGTTGACTATTTAGCACAACAAAGGGTATTTGTTGATGATCCGAATGGTGGTACTAATATTGCAACAACAGGCGAAACTGGTTTAAAAGCAGGACTATGGATTGATGTTAATCAGAAATTCATTAAGGAATACACCAATGATGGATTTTGTGAACTAACGTTCGGTGGTGGTGATGCCGAGACCGATGCATTTAAAGAAGGATTTTTAAAAGCTGGTGTTAGTAATAGAGCATTTTTAGATAATTATTTGGAGAACAGTGCTTTAGGTCAAAAACTAAGAAGAGAGAGTACATTATTTGTGAGATATAGAACTGGTGGTGGTTCTCAATCAAATTTGGGTACTGGTACTTTAACTCAAACAGGTACATTTACATTAAATATTAGTGGATCGAGACAAGACTTTAATCAAGAAGTAAGAAGAAGTTTCAGTGTTAATAATCCAATTCCAGCTATTGGTGGTAATGATGGATTAAGTATTGAGCAAATAAGAAATTTAATTAAATATAATTTTTCATCTCAATATAGAGCAGTAACAATTACTGATTATTTATTTCACGTATATTCAATAAGTGGTAGATATGGTTCACCATTCAGAGCAAATGCATTTAGAGAGAATAATAAAGTTGTTATTCCAATGCTTGGTTTAGATTCTACTGGAAAATTAAGTAATACTTCAAATAGCTTATTGAAATCTAACATATCTGAATATCTATCTAATTTAAGAATGGTTAATGATTATGTTGAGATTAGAGATGGTCGTATATTTAATTTAGGATTTGACATCGAAGTATTTGTTACGAACCAAAACCAAAATCAGATTGCTAACTCAATCATTCAAGGTGTTGTTAGCTTTTTCGATATCAATGAGAAACAGATGAATCAAGATATTTTTATCACTCCGTTAATTGAACAAATTAATAATGTACAAGGAGTAATAAATGTTTTAAGTATTTCTGTTTTTAATAAAGTTGGAGGTCAATATTCAGTAAATCCTGTTGAACAGGCATTAAGGAATTCTACCACTGGTGAAATACAACTTATTAATCAGACAATATATTCTACCGAAGATAGTATGTTTGAGATAAAATTTCCAGAAAGAGACATTAAAGTAATTATGAGAAAAAAAGCAAATCTAAGTAGATAATAATGCAGCCTGAAATTATAAAAAAAACTATAACACTAGAAACAAAAACCGAAGTAGTTTCTGAAAATGAAATACAAGTAATACCGAATACAGGTGTTACTTATAGTATGAAAGTTTCATTAACAAAAAGAGAATTTGATATTGGATTTTTAGATGCTGTCGATGGTGGTTTTTATGGATATGGTTATTATTCATACTACGGTAATTATGGTAATACTTTTTTAGATGCTATAGGTTTACAAAATTTATTATAAATGAAAATTATACAGTCTTTTGCAAAATTTGAAGAGGGTAATCCTTACATGAAAAATAAAAAACATGATCCTCTATTAAACTTTTATAGTTTTTTACTAAGTTATTTGACATTAAAAAAATATCATGGTTCTGTTACTATGTACACTAATCAATCAGCACATCGTTCGCTCATTAAGCATATACCTTATGATAATATAGTGTTAATGGAGAACAAAAACAAATTTGATTTTTGGAATAAATATAAATTGGATGCGATGGAAAAAGTGAATGGTGATGTAATACATGTGGACTCCGATGTGTTTATTTTTAACGATAATTTTAGAGAATATATTGATAATCCAAAATACAGTATGATTGTCCAAGACATAATACCCGAAAATAAGAATTTTATAAGAAATTTTTATTATGATAATATTGATACACTAAAAGACTGTTTATCATTAAATAAAATAAAATATGATGGTCGCTGTTCTAGTTGTGGTGTGTTTGGAATGAAAACAGAAATGAAAGAAAATTACATGGTGGCAGTTGATAAAGTTTATCATGCTATTAATAATGGAAAATTGAAAAATGTAATTTCACAAACAATGATATTGGAAGAATTAACTGCACATTTATTGGCAATAAACAGTGGATATAAAATTTATGATGTAATACCATATAATTTAGTTCTTAAATATGGGTTAAATAGGGCTTCTGATATAAGTAAATATACTCATATGTGGTTTGATAGTAAATTTGATAGTAAAAATATTGGATTGCTGAAAAATAAAGTTAGAAAAGAGTTTCCAGATAGCTATCATCTAATTGAGAAGTATGATAGAGATATAATGAGAAAATAATTATGGGATTAGTTAAAGGAAGCAGTAGTAGCAGATTAAACGAGTTGAGAAAGTACCGTATAGACGGTGATTTATCGGATAGATATTTTACTGGTGGCAATCTTAATAATGATGGTATTGATGTACCAACATCAACTGCTGATACAATAGTTAATTACTATATTGGTGGCATAAAATACACTGATTTATATTTGGAAGGTGGATATGATGAAACTGTATTTGAATTTACTGCTAATGGTACTAGTTCATCTGATTTTATTAACCTACCACTAATAAAAGATTTTGGAAAGGGTAATGTTATTGGTAGACCAGAAGTAAAAAGAGATGTATTTATCATAAGACAATCCCTGAGTGTATTTGAAAGACAATATAGATTGAAAGTCATTACTAATTTAAGTGAGCTTAATTTCTATGCAGGTGGTGCTAACTTTAACATAATAGATAACATATAATGTCAGTAGGAAGTTTTGGAAATATAAGACCAGCAGATGTATCAATAAATGATATTGAAGTATTTTACTCGTTCTCATCAACGAGAGCAAATAATAGTAATGATTTTATTAGGGTTGATCCTAATGATTTACTCGAAGAAATTACATTACCATCAGATGATGAACTAGCTGCTAGTGGTCAAGAAAACCTACTAGAAGGATTGTATAATTTAAATTTACCTGCAACCACTTTCAATCAATTAGGTATATATACAATATATTTAAGACCGAAGAAATTTAGATTACAGCTAAGTGATTGTGGTGTTCTATCTGCATTGCCAAATGTTAAAGGCTTGGTTATTGATTCTAATGTATTACCAAGCGAACTAGTTGCTAATAACGCATTGCAAGGGTATAGAGTGGAATATATTAATGATGATGGTACTAAGCTTCGAAATGTATCAAGATACGTTGTAACCTCTAATAAGGTTGTTCCTGTAACTGAGAATATTGGTAATACATCTCAATCATCTGTAAGATATAGATTTGATGATGCAGGTAGTCTTTTATTCTTACAAGTAACACCTTCCTCATCGTCTAATGTTAAGCCGAACGCAAACCCGTTTATTGGTAATCCTGATCAAACAATATTGTTAAGTAGTACTGCTTTTAATCCAGTTACTGTTGAAGTAGAATTTGTGGAAAATGATATTGACACTATTGTTGACTATGTAGGTGGTGAACAAATTAAAGATGTTGATAATGGTATACTAACATATTATACTCTAGATGCGAATGGTAATCGTCAAATCTTAAAGCAATTCGATCTATATGAAATTAAAGATGATATAGGTAATGTTTCGTTATTTGAAGTTAAACAAGAAAGACCAACAATAGACACTTCTCAAGATTTTGGTGATATAACAGATAGTGTTGATGGATAATCTTCACATAATAGTATTTATAAAAAACGAAAGATAAGTGAGTAGAGTAAAAATTATAAATGGTCGTCAAGACAGTGACTTAATTGGTGGAAATTTTACTAATTCGGCATCGCAAACTGTATTCAGGTTGGGTAGATTCTCCGTTGAAAGTAATTTCACTGGTAGAAGAGAGCGTGACTACTCAAATGAATTAACATCGTTTGCTACACCTATTACATTAGAAAGTTTAAATCTTACGAACGAAGATTCTGAAATGTTATTAAATTTCACTAATAATGTGAAACTTAATTTAGACTATTCAGATATTAAAGGTTTCGCTAGATTTGGTTCTGCTGGCGAAATCATGCGTGTTTCATTAAGAAATATAATTGACAAATATCCAGCTAGTTTATATGTTAGTAATCAAATTGACGTTGGTGGTAATGTGACTGCAATAGATTATAATTTCGATCCGATAGACAATTCATCGACATTTAGAATACCAACGTCATACGTTAACAATTCATTTGATATTGTATTTGATAAAGGTAATATTAGTGTTCCTAATGATAATGAATTAAGAAATCTTAATTTATCATCCAACAGATACATAATATGGAGAAAATCAGCCAATAATGATTTTAGTCATGAAGTGGTCGGTTTTACAGGTGATAGTCAATCAAACCCATATATAAAAATAAAAGTTACTGGTAATGTTTTCGATGGGCTTAGTGGTAGTACTGTTGTTACAAATTCTTTTCATTTAAGACCTAAAATTGTTGAGTATAATAAGTTTCTTTCTAAATTATCTGATTTTGAAAAATACATTATTGACAATAGAAAAGCAGATAGTAGTGGTTTTGATTTTATTATAAAAAACCCTAGTATAGGTGAAACAGGTGAAATTAATTATGACGATGAATTATTCACTTGGACTACATTTGATGGATATAACCCAGATATTGGAACAGGTTTATTTAATATATTTAGTGATGCATTAATAGCATTAGGTGAGAAATATGATGAAGTTAAAAGTGATTTAGTTGCAAGACTACTTACACCATCTTCATTAAAACTATATGATACCACCCAAGACGGTAGAATGACAAAACTTTTAAGAGTTTATGGTCGTGAATTTGATGAAATTAAAACATTTATTGATTCATTAGTTAATATCAATAAAACATCATATGATAAAATAGATAACATTCCAGATAGGCTAGTGAAAAACTTAGCTGAAACAATGGGATGGGATGTATTTTCAATTACTGAAGAGTCTGATATTGTTAATGCTTTCTTCTCAACAGAAATCATACAGAGCCATGATAATTTACTTCCTGCCGAGATCGATATTGAACTATGGAGAAGAATATTAATTAATACTAATTACTATTGGAAGTCAAAAGGTACTCGAAATGCGATTAAATCAATATTTAGACTTATTGGTATTCCAGAACCGTTCGTAAATATTACTGAGTATGTTTATACTGTAGACGGTAAAATTAACCCCGATAATGTTACATTAGAACTAGAAGATTTACCTAGTGCTTCATTACCATATAATAGTCAAGGATTTCCAATTGCTCCTGCTGAAAATAATAACTTTTATTTTCAATTATCTGGTAATACTGATGGTGGTCAAGCATATATTAATTTATATAGAAATCTTGGTTTTAATGTTAATAGAGTTGTTGATAATAAAAAGTCATGGGTAGAAGATGGTAGAGTTGATAGAGTACATTACTCATCACCCAACTATTATCAAGTTGATAGTAAATTAATTATTAATACAAAAGAAGTTGATGCAACATTAGATGCATCACGTGGTATTGAATACGATGTATTTTGCTATAACCAAGAAGTTGATGATCCGATTACATCAAGTGCGATCACTAGACCATATATTTATGTAAACGTAGAGCTTGATATTGATGATCCATTTACGTTTCAGTTGCCAGATATACCGTTAAGTGGTAGTGCAGTATTAATGAGTTTTAATGGTATAACATTAGCACCACCTACGGGTGTTACTGGTGGTCAAGATTATGACTATGAATATGTAATCAATGTTGATAATAAAATTACTGCCGTTAAAATAAACCCTAATATACCTGCAAGTGCAAGTACTAGTGGTAAAGATGTAATTAGTGTATCATATATTAGTGACGAGTTTTATAGTAATTTTAATGGTGGTACTGTTACTGGGTATACATCAGTTAACTATGTAATAGATAGACCTCAAGTAAATGTAGATGGTTCAATATTAACATTTCCGAGTGGTGTGAATGCCAAGGGTGATATTCAGTTAATTGTTGATGGTAAAACCATGACTAAGGGAACGAGTTTATTCACAGGTGATTATATATTAGACAATAGCGGTGCTGAAACAAAAGTTATTGTTCAAAATACTGATTTAAAAATGTACCTTGCCAACGGTGGTGTGGTAAGAACAACATATATTACTGATGATGGTGAAACCAATGCAACAAAAAAATCGGAAGCCCATAGAGTTGATTCACTAAATAGTAATAAAATATTCTTTAATGGTGGTATTAACAGATATGTATATATAATGAACTATGCTGCATTTGATGTGAATGCAATTAAAATAACTGTTAATGGTATAACATTAACAAATGGAAAGGATTTTAATTTAAATCCTGCGAATAAAAGACAAATTTATTTACCAGCAGGTGTTAAATTAGGTGATATCATCAGTGCTTACTATATTATTGATGATGGCAGTATTGCACCTCCATTATTGCCTTCAGATGATACATTCCCAGATATTCAAGATATGAGTTTCTTAGAATATTTAGAGTTAATCCAAAGAAGACTAATAAATGCACGTACAAGAAAAACGGTAAGTGATAATAAAGGTGGTTTTTATCCAACAGTTGTATCAATATATGATAATTATATTAGAAGAAGCTTTCTATCTGATAATGACCCATTACAAAGTAATGGATATACAATTAAAAATTTATATCCGTTTCTTAATCAATATAATTCATTCTTTCAGAGGTTTGTTGATCAATTGTTACCAGCTACAATAATTTTAAATAAAAGTGGAATTTTAATTAGGAATACTGCATTTACTAGACAAAAATTTAGATATCCTAGAGGCGTTAATTTTGATGAAGGACTACAATGGATTGGTACTGATGGTGCTGAATATACTAGAAGTCTACCTGATTTAGATTACAGGTGGTCTGATGATTTTATATGTATTGGTGATCCAAGTGCTGATCTATAAATAGATAATTAATATAATAAAAAAATGGGAATAGCTAGAAAATATATATTAGAAGTTAGTGGAACACAACCAAATGGAGCTACAGTCAATACTGATGTTGAAGAATTTAATCTATTAGATAGTTTTAATGGTGTGGTTGCCAATAATGTTTCAGTTCAATATGAAACAATCACTATAGAACAATTGGGTTTATTATCTGATAGTGAGTATCTTCTCAGAGTTCAAGATTTCTTGTATTTAATTAACATTCAAAAAGATGGTGTTTATAACTCATTAGTGGATCGAGCCATCTTTAATTCAATTCAATGTAATGAGGTATCTATTCCTACTACTACAGTAAATAGTACAACTACGACTACTACGACCACAACTACTACGACCACAACAACTGCACCAACTACTACAACGACTGCAACAACTTCAACAGTAGCACCTAATACTACGTTTGGAACTAGACCACCTGAACCAGAACCTGCATGTATATCAACATTAACAACTTCAACTGGAGTATTAACAACAGCCCTTGGTGCAGTAACAATGTCATATGGTGGTGTTATTATTTTAGATAATTTAGGTATTGATCCAAATGACTATCAAATTGTTGCAGCTCTCGAAATTACTGAAGGTATTAATGCAGGTGAAATATCATTTATAGGTTCACAATATGTAGCTAGTAATAATTGGATTGAATTTGATGTTAATTCTAGTGAAGGTGACGTAGAAGCATTAATTTTAGTTGATTTTATACCTATAACTAATATTGCACCAAGTAATTGTATTGAAGAAAGAATAGAAATTCCAATACAAATTTCCTCTGATAGTGGTGGTGGTTTCTCTTAAAAAATTTAAAGTAATTGACGATAGTTTCCTTTTTTAATATAAGAGAGTGTAAAAGTGATGAATTACTTTTGTGTGAGTAGGCTGTTCACTGATGTTTTAAAAATAAGTTATTAAAAGTATTTATAAATATTATATCTTTTTCACAAAGACATAGTATTTATAATTAATTATAAAATTTTATAAATGGGATTTATTGTAAAATTAAAAAAGGGTATACTGCGACCAGCTCCAACTACCACAACGAGTAATGAAATAACTCTATCAGAAAATGCATTGACTTTTATTGCATTTGGTGGGGTTGATAATAATTTGTTTGGTATTGGTGAAAGATCATTGGGTCGTATTAATAGAGGTAGTGGTGTTATTAATGCTGGACAAGTACAATTTCAACTAAATAATACAGATGTCTTTGTTATAGATAATAATGACAATACTTACAATATTACAATTGATTTTAGTGTAACAGCTACTAACGGAAGAAATGAAATTAGAAGTGTAGTAAATCCAACACTATTAATTGATTTAAGATTGGCTTTAGATAATTTAACAAGAATGTTATCATCATTTACACCTGTAGGTGCTAGTAAACGTGTTGGAATTATTAGTAAAAATAGTATTGGAGTTACTTATGATGATGTTGATATTCCTGCTAATAGTACTCATGAATTTATAGCACAAGGAAGTCTAGAAGTAAGTATAATTAATGGTGTAACACCTATATTGGTCAGACAAAGCTTTGATGATGTTCAATTATCAACAGTATCTTCTAGAATTCAAAGGTTTGGTATTTCAAATAGTCAACTTGCAATTAATCAAAGATTCATTTTTGGAAATAAAACTAATTTCATCACAAATCAAGTAATATTTGAAGCAGGTGATTCATCAAGAACACTCGAATACACCAATACTTTGTTTGATTCAGTTGGTGAAGTATATAGTGGTGGTATTACATTAGAATATGACGATTCATTAACACCATTATATTATTTTGACCAAGGGTCTGATACATTAGTTAAAGCAAGTGCACTATCTGTTACAACTACTGCACCACCGACCACTGCACCACCAACCACTGCACCACCGACCACTGCACCACCGAGTGAACCAGTTATTTTCTTTAGTCAAATACCAAGTGACAATGGTATTGCTAATATAGAAATAACATTTACCGAATTTACTGTTTTTATGGTAAACGATGTTTCATCTGGTATGGAATATAGAATTCGACTAGAGACAAGTAGTCTGGTTAATGCCACTTCAATAGGAATTCAAAATTTTGTTGATAGTCAAAATGTAACAATAAAAACAACATATACTGATGGTGATTTATTAACTAGAGATAATATTAGTAATAGTACAGTGTTATATACTTATGATTTAATAATTGATGAGATAGATAATTCTTTAACAGCTACTGGTACTGTGGAATTAGTTATTGAAACAAATATTAACGGTACTTTCCAAGAAACAGATAGAATAAGTTATACTGCCACTAAATTTGGGATTAGAGAAATCATAACTAGATGTCCTGATAACAATAGTGTATCAGTAAGTATAGTTGAAGGATTCAGTTCAGTAGAAGGTGTCACTATAAATTATGGTGTTTTAGTCACAGTAAGTAACCTTATTAATTTGGATCAATATGAAGTAACCGCAGGTATTTTACCTACAGTAGGTGGTGGTGGATTATCACTAATTAGTATAGATCAAATAGGTGATACTAATAACTTTCAAATTGAAGTAAGTACTGGTAATGTGGATTCTGAAGTGCAAGTGAGATTTACCCCTAGATTTAATGCTCCTGATGAATGTGAAACTTATACTGCAATTGTAGGTGGTTTACAGTCAAATATTGGTGGTAGTTTTTAAGTTTAAATATGTAATATATGAAATATATTGTAGCAACAAGTGATAATAAATATTATAGATGGCAAATGTTAGTCCAAATTCATAACTTTAAAGAAATGGGTATGTTGGATGATTTAATATATGTCGTTGCTAAAACAAATAAAAGAAAAAGTAAATATCTAGGATATATCGAAAAAGAAACTGGTGTTGAAATACATACATTTAATGACGATAGAAAATCAACTTCATATAGTCCATCAGTAACAGCACACGTCATGAAAAAGTTTTTAAGAATGTATCCAGAACAAGGTGATGTTTTTTTCTATCTAGACCCAGATGTTCTATTTTCTGAAAAACCAGAATTTAATGGCTCTATTATTAATAATGATGTGTGGTATATAAGTGATACCAAATCATATTTAGATTCTAAATACATCAAAAGCAAAAGTAATGAATTATTTAAGGAAATGTGTGATATTGTAGGTATTTCATCTGATATTGTAGAAGCTAATGATAGAGAAGCTGGTGGTGCTCAATATATTATCAAAAATACCGATTATAAATTTTGGAATAAGGTTGAGGAAGATAGTGAAAAATTATATACACATATGGATAAAACGAGTGATAAATACAATCCTAAATTCCCAATACAAAAATGGACTGCTGAAATGTGGGCTGTATTATGGAATGCTTGGTATTTTGGACATAGAACTAAAATATGGAATGAACTAAGTTTCAATTGGGCTACAACTGAGATAGATAGGTTAAATGACCATAAAATTTTTCATAATGCAGGTGTATTTGATCAGGAGGATTTATTCAATAAGGTAAAATTTACCAATAAAAATCCTTTCGATGGTAAATATGATCATGTTAGTGAAAAATATTGCAGTAAATACTATGTAGATAATATACTTGATACATCTGATAATTATAGTAAATTAGTAAATAAATTATAAAGTATTTATATGAAAATTGAACTATGTCATTTATAATAGACCAAACTGTATTATACATAAAACTAACCAATGCTGGTCGTGATCTTCTATCTAGAGGTGAACTTAAATTTAATAAATTTGCTATTGGTGATAGTGAAATTGATTATAATTTCATTAGAAACAATCCTAATGTCGATCCTGATGATGCTTCGGTGCTAAGACCAAATGACAATGAACCTAGAGTAACAAGTTTTATTTTAAGATCACCTTCGGCAGAAACATTAAATACTATAGAACAACCAGTTAATACTATATTAACATTAAAAAGTAAAAACATTGAATCTAAAGGCATTTTTAATAATAACAATGAGTTTAATAGCGATGAACAACACGTAAAAGAAGCAAACGTTACAGTAGATAATGCAACAGTAAACGGTGGTAAGCAATTAATATTAAATACAGGTGCTACCTATATTGTAGGTAGACCTAAACCAGTTGAAGGTGATTATTTATTTATAAGATGGTCTAACCCTGATTATACTGGTAATTTGAATGATAATTTGGAAGGTGGTAACAGCATTATTCAATTAACATATAAGATCATATCAATTATCAATGGTGATTTAGACGATGGTAGTTTAGAAGTAATTGTTGATAGGAACTTACCTAATTTCAATGGAGATACTGGTAGCAGTAGGGTATTAATATATCCAAATAATAATGACAGAGATACTTTAGGGGATTCAATACAAACATATTATGGTGCACCATTTGTAAGTGATTTTGTTAGTGAACAGGTGTTAACATTCCAAGAAAACTTCACAAGACCAACTATAGAAGTACCTGTGTGGAATATGAGTATTGTTCATAGTAGAGAAATAGCTGGAGTACAAAAGGGTTATGAAAAATTCAGTCAATTACCAACTAGAGGTTTTGTCGGTTTTGTAAACTATATTGAAAGATTAGAACCCATAGTTGAAAATATAGGTATAATACACTATACTAACTTATCACCTGCTCATGATTATGGTGAAGAGTTATTCTATCTTGAAGATGATAGTGAAAAACTACCAAGACTTACAATACCTCATGTCATGTGGTATAATAATACACTAAGTGGTGATACATTAGAATTAACATCAAAATATTCAAGTTTAGATGAATACCCCGATTTAAATATACCATATTTTGATCTAGTAGATAATGGTGAGGAAGAAATGGTTGTGGGTAAGGTATTTCCAACATTAAAAATATTTGTGATTGAAGACCAAGAGTTATTAGCTGCTTTAACATATAAGTCAAATCGTAACTGGACACTACCACCTGCAAGCGTGGCATTTAATTTAGAACCATGTGCACCAGTTACTACTACAACTACGGATGAGGTATAGAACAACAATTTTAAAATAACAATAGTTAGTATTTAATAATAAAGATGTCATTTATAATAGACCAAACTGTATTATCAATTAAATTAACCAATGCTGGTCGTGACCTAATGGCTAAAGGTGAACTAAATTTTAGTAAATTTGCTATTGGTGATAGTGAAATTAATTATAATTTTATTAGAGAAAACCCAGATTTTAATCCAGAAGATACTACATTATTAAGACCATTTTCAGATGATCCTGATATAACTAGTTTTATACTTAAAAGACCTACAGAAGAAAGTATAAATGATTTAAGAACACCAATTGATAATGAAGTAACAACAGTAAGTAATACCATACAACCTAGAGGTGTATATGACATTACTAATAATACATATTTTAACGATCCACTACATGTCAAACAATCAAGTGCTGCTATTGATAATTCAACAGTTTCTGGTGATAAAGAATTAACTTTAATCCAAGCAGATGACTATGGTAGTAATGGTAACGAACCAGTAGCAGGGGATTATTTATTTATAAAATGGTCAAGTCCTGAATATACAGGTGAAACTGCTAGTAATTTAGAAGGTACAAATAACATAGTCCAATTAACATATAAAATAATAACCGTTAATAGTGGTACATTAGCAGGTGATAATTTAAATGTTACTCTTGATAGAGATTTACCTGATTTTAATGGTAATGGAGTTGGTACTTCTAGAGTATTAATATACCCAAATAATAATAATGTATTTACCGAAGGTGATGCAGTGCAAAGTTTTTATGGTGAAGGTAATACAATTGATTTTCTATTTTCTTTTTATGAGAATTATGATACTCCAACAATTAAAATACCTGTTTGGAATATGGTAATTATACATGGTAGTGAAATTGAAGGTGTACAGAGTACGGACAAAAAATTCAGTGAATTACCAAGTAATGATTTTGTTGGTTTTATACAATATATAGAAAGATTAGACCCTTTATATGAAAATATAGGTGTAATACATTATACTAATTTATCCCCTGCAAATATTTACGGTGAGGGTTTTTGGTTTGAAGAAGATATTGATAGTAGATTACCAAAACTTACTATACCTCATGTTATGTGGTATAATAACACATTATCAACCGATAGATTAGAAATTAGAACGGATTTTTCTAGTGAGGGTATCTATCCTGATCTAGAAACTAGATATTTTAATTTAATAGATAATGGTGAAACACCCATTGTCGTAGGTAAAGTATTTCCAGCGTTAAAGTTATTTGTGATTGAAGACCAAGAGTTATTAGCTGCTCTATCATATAAATCAAACCGTAATTGGACATTACCATCTGCTAGTGCTAACTTTAATTTTACATTATGTGAACCAGTTACAACTACCACAACAACTGGAACAACAATATAATAAATGTTCTGTATTTATAATAAAACCAATTAAAATGGCAACAGGAAAAACAATATTTATAACATATCAATTTGAAAACGAACCTTATTCAACATCAACAGATTATGGGTTTAGTACTGCATTACATTGTAGATATATAAAAAGATTAACAACTGATGTTCTTACTGCAAAAAAAGTAGGAATATATTTTGATGCTGAGACTGATTTTCCATTTATGGCTAACCAATCAATGACTAATGGAGAAGGATTTACAGCCACAAAGTTTAATGTTTTAATACAAGTACAAGACGGTATAACAGATAACAATGTAAATATAAAACCAGACTCTAATGAATGGAGAAAATATGATGTAACCGATCAGATTTTAAATCATACTGTTGGTGATAGAATTAATCCAGAAGATTTAGTTGCATCGACTTATAGTGTTGACATTAGTAATGAAACTCTTGGTGATATATATGATTTAGATTATTTGAATTACCCAACACAAAGTCAAGAAACCAATGAAAATTTATCATTCGGTGAAGAAAGTATTTTCTTCGGTACAGTCAGTACAGATATTGTTGCCAGAGTATACTCAACTGATATACCAATTAATTTACAGTTAGGTGAATTCAATACTAGCACTAATCCAACTTGGAATGGTAGTGAGCCTGTATACATAACAGAGGTGGCAATATATGATGATAACGGTATTCAAGTTGCAAAAGGAAAACTTAATTTCCCAATAAAAAAAGATAATAATGTTGCACGTAGCATAGTTTTTGGTGTAGATTTTTAATTATGAGCAAATTTAAATTATATTCACTTACCCTATTGATAATATTTTTAGTATTGGGAGGATTTTGTGGTATATTTTTCTTTAAAAAACAAGAATCTATAATTGAGAGATTAGAAAATTTTGAATCTAAATCACCTGAATATATTATTATTGAAAATAATACATTCTATCCAATTAATAACACAGTAAAAATGATTGTTAGTGATATATTAAAATATGATCAAATAACGATTATTATAAATGAACTACCTGAAGGGATAAATAGAAACGTAGGTAATAACCTTAGATTACGTGCTCTAATCTATCCTAACCTATATTATGATCATACATATCTAATATTATTAGCTCCAGATATCGAACCAGAAAATATTAATAGTGTGTTATTGCATGAAGCAGGACATATTATACAATATGAATCTGGTGATTTAGAAATTTTGGATACAAGACATAATATCTATAAATATAAAAATGACACTATCATTGCTGGTTTAGTTAAGTACAATGATAGACAATTCGAAAAAGATGCCAATCTTTTTGAAAAAGTAAATGGAGTCTTATTAGACTCACTCCTTTGCAAATAAATTTATAAAAGTCAAGTATTTTATAAATTTTTATTCTTTTTTTTATTTTTTTAGTATTTATTATAAAATAAAATTATCGTAAATAAAATTAGAATGACAAATGTAACTACAATGACAAATCAAAAGTCAAAATCTGTTATTATTAATGCAGATGTACATGGTGAATTTAAGACATTCTGTAAAGGGAAGAGTTTGAAAATAGGTGGTGTCATCGAGGATTTAATTAAAGTGTATTTAAATGATCCTAAAACCATACAAAAATTAATTGAAAATTTGGATGACGTAGCTTAATGGATTCATATTATATATCACTCGATGTGTCAACAACCAACGTTGGAATGGCAGTTTGGAATTCTGATGGTAAATTAGTCGAATTAAAGCATTTAGAACTTAAGATCGATAGAAAAATTCAAGCCGAAGACAGATACATTTATAAAGCAAATCTACTTAGAGATTATCTTGTAAAATATAGATCATATATAGAAGAGGATTTAAAGGGTACAGTTGAAGATGTTTTCATTGAAGCACCTCTTAGTAACACACCGAAGAATATTAACACCACAGCGATGTTATTAGGGTTTAACGGTATTGCATGTTACAAAATATATGAGATATTTAATATCATACCTAAAAAGATAAGTGTCTACGACTCCAGATGTATTTTTTGTCCTGAGTTTATAAAGGAAACTAAGAAAAGAGATGGTACTATTAAAAAAACCCTTTCATTTCCTAAAGGTTGGAAAAATATGGAAAAGAAAGAATATATTAGACAGAAGGTTGAGAAATTACAACCTCAAATCGAATGGTTCTATACTAGAAATAACACTATCAAAGACTCTTCCTATGATATGTCAGATGCATATGCTGTGGGATATGCAGGTCTTAAAGTTTATGAGTTAATATAGTGGAATTATATAAATATAAAGCAAAAGTGATTAAAGCATATGATGGTGATACTATTACGTGTGAAGTCGATCTTGGATTTGAGACTAAAATGACGATTAGGGTTAGATTTGCAGGTATTGACACACCAGAGTTAAGAGGTGAGGAAAGAGAAGCAGGTCTAGTTGTAAGAGATATAGTTAGAGAGATTCTTCTAGATAAGATCATTTTTATTAAAACAGAAAAAGATAAAACTGGTAAATATGGAAGGTACATTGCAGATATATTAGTTCCAAATGAATATTTAGGGTCTAAATTAATTACTGAGTCTATCGATGCCGATGGATTAGTAAATTTAAATCAATGGCTACTTGATAATGATTATGCTAAAGTATATGGCAGTTGATAAAATTTGTTTATTTAATATTTTCTGAAGAAAGTGGTATCTATAAAGTTGGTGTATCAAAAAATCCAGAAAAAAGACTAAAACAATTACAAACAGGCAACGGTGAGAAGCTGGTGTTGAAAAATAAATATGAGAGTGAACACTATAATCAAATAGAAAAGTACTTTCATAGTATGTATTCTCCAGAAAAAAAAGTGGGAGAATGGTTTGAGTTTACACTTGAACATGAAATGAGATTCATCACTGAATGTGAGAGAGTTGAAAACAATATTAAGTTATTGAAAGAAAATAAAAATGAGTTTATTTAAAATTAAAGATTATGCCTAGAAAAACTAAAGAACAAAAAGAAAAAGAGAGTAAAGCTAAACAACGTGTTGATGAGCTATTAAAAGGGATTGAATTAAAAACTAACGATAAAAAAATTGTTACTGATAGAGTTGCAATACTTGAAACTCAAAAGGGTGATAGTTGGATTGAGTCACAACTTGATGCGGTTACCGATGAAAATGAGAAATTGAAAAGTGATTTATCTAAAGCAATGAGTGAGGCTAAACAAGCTAAGGAAGACTACAAAAAATTATTTGAGTCTAAGAATGCTCCGTCAAGTGCTCTGTCAACTGCACCGACAACAAATGCATCAAAATTAGATGGTACTAGAATTAGCAAGCTTCGAGGGTTTTTAGTTGAAATGGATAATCAGATGCGAGGTAAGAATAAAAATCGTACTCCAAATCCTGATGTTCGTGTAGCTTATGTTGTTAAGAAAATAATGGAAATATTTCCAGAGGTTAAGTAAATTATTATATAGTGTTGTATTTTTATTATAAAGGTCTCCTTGACGGAGACCTTTTTTTATTGTATATTTGATACATGTTAAAGGGAAAGCAGTTTCACGGTATCATATATAGCATTTTTGAAGGGGATGTCCAAGGACATCTAGAAAGTCCACAATTGAAAGTGAACTGTCCGAAATGTCAACAAAGAGATGGATTAAGACAGCCCGATGGCAAATACAATCTTGAAATTAATACCGAAGATGAAGTGTTTAATTGCTGGAAATGCGAAGAACCAAAATTTTCAGGTCATCTATCCAAACTAATACGTTTACTTGGAACTAAAGCAGATTACGATCTCTACAAAAGTTATGCTGGTTCATATTACGATAGATTTACTTCTTTTGAAAAGAAACAGGATGTCGATGAAGTTGTTGATCTAACTATTGAACTCCCAAGAGAGTTTATTTCTTTCCATGATATGGACAATGAAAACCAAGAACATATTAATGCATATATGTATATGGTTAATGAAAGAAAAATCACAAAAGATGAATTATTAAAATATAGGATTGGTTTTTGTACCGAAGGTAAATATGCAGGTAGAGTTATTATACCTTCATACGATATTGATGGTATAGTAAATTACTTTGTTGCAAGATCGTTTAAGAAACAGTTAAAACCTCCATACATGAATCCTAAAGTTGATAAAGACTTGATAGTGTTTAATGAAGGTTATATCAATTGGGATTCAACTATTTACATAGTAGAAGGAGTGTTTGAAATGTTTAGTTTAGTTAATGCAGCACCACAATTAGGTAAAACATTATCTAAAAGGATGGTATCGTTATTGAGTGAAAGAAAACCAAACGTTGTTATAGTGTTAGACCCCGATGCATATGTTAATGCAATGAGAATATTTCAAACATTGTCGGCAATATATGGATCGAAAAGTGAAAGAGTGAAGATAGTAAAACTGAAAGGAAAAATGGATTTGGATGAAATAAGAAGAAATGTAGGAGAGGATAAAGTACGTGAATTAGTACGTGGGGCAACCCAACTCACTACAGATGATTACCTTAATCAAAGGAAGTACAGTAGCAAATATGAGTGGCAATCTAATAGATATTTTAGAGCTGATAGAAAAAACTAAAAAAGGAGATAATAAAGCACAAACAAGACTCTACAAATATTATAAAAAAACATTGGAACATTTTCTAAAAAGAAAATATCCTAAAAATTATGATTTTGAAGATGATGTTTCTGAAATAGCAATAAAGATTTTTGAGAAATTACCTACCTACGACAATAGTAAATCCAAGTTTAATACTTGGGTTATTAATGTGGCTAAGAACTATATGATCGATAAAAGTCGTAAGAAGAAATTAGTCTATGTGTATGAGACTAACTATGGCACATATTCAAATAGCTTAACACCAAATGAAACATCTCATAACGATATTAACATAGACTCTGAAACACTCTCAATTCATAATTCATGTAGACCAGATGTTTCATGGGAAAATGCTGATAGCATATCTTATTTCTCGACCACTAGTGATAATTGTGTATTTTCTATGGTAGATATGAAATTGAAGGGTTATAATTATTCAGAAATAGGTACTGAATTTAATTTAACTGAATCACAAGTATCTAATAAAATTAGTCATTATAAAAGTAAAATGAAAAAAAGAGGGGAATAACCCCCTCTTCATTAGTTAATGTCTATTAATCTTTTCTTTAATTTTAGTTGATCTTTTGGGATTTCTATATGTAGAATTCCATCTTCCATTTTGGCGGTGATCTTATCAGAGTTAATGTCTTCTGGGAGCGTATAGACTTTTCTGAATTTACCATACGCACTTTGTCTAAGATTATATTTCTTACTCTCATCTTTTTTACGTTCACCTGAAATAATCAAACTATTATCTTCTATTTTTAATGTAATGTCTTTTTTCTTAAAACCTGCTAGTGCTAGATTCACATCATAAGTACTATCAGTTTCATAGATATCACTTGCTGGTGTGAATGTTTCATTTGTATTATTCCTATCATCAAATAATACATCAAAAAGTGTGTTGTTTGTTCTTGTAAGCATTTTATTTTGTTTTTTTTGTTAAATTAATTTATTAGAATTATTGTAATAATCATACCAATTCTTAGAATATATGACATTTAATGAATTTGTCAGTATTTAGTATTAAAGAAATGTTATGAAACAAATTCATTATGACATTTCTGACAATCTATATATTAAGATGTCAGAAATAAAAAAATATTTAGAAGAGAAAGAAGGACATAAAATAACGTTTAATGATTTAATTGAGGAAGCATTATTAGGTTATTTCAATATAAATTTAATTGATTTTAATGATGAATATGAGTATGAAAATGCTGAAGTTATTACTGATGATCATTATCTAAATTATGGATATTATGTCTATGCATATATTGATCTAACAAAAAATGAGAAGATTGATATAGGAATAGATAAATTTAACTATGAACCATTTTATATTGGTATGGGATGTTCCGAAAGAGTTACGGATTTTAATGAGAGAAGTGATGTTGTTTCAAATAAAATAGAAGAGTTAAGAGAAATTGATGGTTTTGGTTATAAAATATTAAAAGAAGGATTAAAGAAGTCTGAAGCATCAAAATATGAAACCCAATACATAAGTTTACTTGGAAGGGTTGATAAGAGTAATGGATGTTTATTAAATAAAAATGCTGGTAATTGTAATGTTGTTGCATCAAAAGATAAATCACTAGATTTAGACAGACAATTAGCAATCCATATATTAGATGTTCTGAATAAATATAAAACAAAAAATAAGGCATCCAAGATATTAAACATATCCGAAAGAACATTATATAGAAAATTACATCAATATGGTATAGTTAGAGATGATAAGAGTACAATAAAAAAATATTGTTTTAGTAAACTACCTTAAATGTTAGATTCTGAATATGTTTGATTTATTGAAAATTTAATTCTATATTTACAGGATAACAAAAAAATTAGTAAGATGGTAAATATTATTTCCCACATTGCGGATATTCATATCCGTAAATCTCCTGCAAGACATGTAGAATATAAAAGTGTTTTTAAAAAACTTGTAAAAGACTTAAAAAATAAGAAGCCTGATAGAATTGTTATTGTCGGTGATCTATTTCATGATTATATTGACCTACAACCAGAGGCAACAATACTTGCTGCAGATTTCTTAAATGATTTAGCTGATATTGCTCCAGTTAGAATTACTAGAGGTAATCATGATATTAGAAAAAAATCATTAAAAAGAATTGATGCTATAGAAGCTATAGTACAAACCATTAAGAATCCAAATGTTATTTATTATAATGATACTGGCTTTTTTGATGATGATAATATTACATGGGCGGTTTGGAAACATGGTGAAAAAAATAATTCTCCTTGGAATAAAAGAAAGAAACCCACCGAAGGTAATACAGTAATTGATTTATTCCACGATCCTATACAAGGTGCTGTAAGCCCAACCAATTTTGAGTTTAATAATCAAAATCTTGTTGAGTCAAAACACTTCAAAGGTGATATTGGAATGTTTGGTGATATTCACCTACAGCAGGTATTATCTCCTACTCAGGCATATTCTAGTTCACTAATAGAACAAAATTTTGCAGAGGGGGATGGTAAATTTCATGGTTATTTACTGTGGGATATAAGTAAAAAAGAATTTAAAACTGTTGAAATTAAGAATGATTGGTCATATAATACAGTATCGGTGAACACATTTACCGATTTTGATGAACTTGATCTCGATTTAGAGAACCCAACTAAAAATAATAGAGTTCGTGTTGTGTGGAATACTTTACCTCAAGGTAGAACAACAGAGAATGAAAGAAAAGTAAAAGAGCATCTTAATGAAAAATATAATATTGAGATGCTTACCAGTAAGAATGACTTCATTGAAGATGAAGAAATGGATGATGCCGATGATATGCAGTTGGAGAATATTCTGGATCAGAGTACCCAACATGAAATATTCAGAAATCATCTAGAAAGAATTGGTACTGATGAAGAAACCATTGAAAGTGTTATTGAATTAGACGATGAAATAGCATCTAGAATAGAATTAGATGAACTAACTAATATTCAATGGAGTATTGTTAAGCTATCGGGAATTAACTTTATGTCTTATGAAGAATTAGATATAAATTGGGAAGAGGAGGATGGTCTATATCAGATTACTGGTCTTAACACTGCAGGTAAAACAACCATCATGAAACTAATCACTTATATTCTCTATAATAAAACTAGAGAAACCGAGAGTAGAGTTAAATTTGGTGATAGTAGATACGTGAACAATCGTAATGGTGCTAAATATTGTCTTGGTTCTGCAGTTATTAACATAAATGGTCAGTACTTTGGTGTTAGAAGAATAACAACACTTGAATATAATAAGCAGGGTGAATTAAAGGGAGCACCTACGACTCTAGAATACTATAAATTATCAAGTGCCGATGAAGAATTTTCAGATGATAACTCATTGTCAAATATGGTTGAAGATGACAGAGATTCTACTCAAGCTATTATCGAAAGAGGTATTGGTAGTTATGATAATTTTATGAGAGTGGTAATGACTACATCTGATACATTAAATGAAGTTTTATCTTCTGATCGTTCGGTATTCATTGATTCGTTGCTAAATGATAGTGGCTTAGATATATTTGATACTAAACTAAATGCATATAAAGAATATCTTAGTGATCAAGCATCAAGTTCTAAACCAAGAGTCTATTGTAATATCGATAAAACACTGGAAGAGATTGAGAAATTAAAGGTTGAGAGAGATGAGGTTAATAAAAAAATTGCTACCATAGGTAATACCGAAATTCCTGATGCTAAAAATCGTATATCTAAAGGTAATGATTACATTACTGAGTTGACAAAAAAACTAAATAAGATTGATGATACTATCTATAATTTAAATGTCGATCAGGTAAAAGATGATATAAAAGTTTTAGAAGCCAATAATAAAGACCATATCCTACGTAAGAACAAGCTAGAAAAGGCTATAGGTGAGCTACAAGAGACTTACGATGAAGAGAGATACAAAGTATTGATTGAAGCGAAAGAAACTCATAGAGAGAAGGAATATGAGCTAAAATCGGAAGTAAAGGATCATAATCAAATCATCTATAACAAGGAAAGAGAGATCGAGACTATTAATGGTATAATTTATAGACTCAAGGAAGATGGTGCTAAGTACAAGAAAACCATCAGCGAGTTAAAGAATAGTAAAACTTGTGTTACTTGTGGTCAGGAATTGGATGATGAGCATAAGAAACATATTGATGAGAAGGTTAAAGAAACAGAAAAGGAAATGTTTCAAGTTGTCGAAGATATAAAAGCAAATGCAACGAATATCGAGGTAATCGCTGCAGAAATTGCGGAGAATAAGAAACATATGCAAACTTTTGAAAATCTAATTGAGCAAAAAAATCTAGATTTAGATGGTGTATTATCCGAACTCGGTGAAATACAGAATGAGATTAATGATGTGGAGAAGAGAAAAGAGTTAGTTATTGAGTTGGATAAGATTGATCCTCAAATTGAGATGAATAATCTTAAAATAGAAAACCACAATAAATCTATTAGTCTTTACAATAGTTCATTAAGAAATATTGAGGAAAATAAGAAGATTGAAATTGGTATTGAAAAAGCGAAGCAAAGAGTTGAAGATTTAAATACTGAACTACAAAATCTGAATGATAGTTTGTATGGTCAGAAATCAATACATAGTGATATTATCGAGAAAATAGAAGACAATGAAATGCTTATTATTGATTTTGAAGAACAAGAGAAACATGATAATATTCATAAAATCTATAAGCAGTGTATCCATAGAGATGGTATACCATCTCAATTGTTAAAAAGCTATGCTATACCTAAGATTAATAACGAAGCCAAGAATCTATTGGAAGGTGTTGAATTTGATATATGGTTGGATGATAGTGATTTAAAATTAAAACTAACTTATGGTGATTTAAAAACAACAATTGATGCTATTTCTGGTTCAGGTAAAGAAAGAACATTTGCATCGGTATGCTTAAAGTTTGCACTTAATCAAATTAATGCTAAGTCTAAGCCAACAATCTTCTTACTTGATGAGGTAATGGGTAAACTTACCGAAGATAGTGTAGATGAATTTATCAGTATACTCGATTCTATTAAGCAACGTGTCAGGAAGGTATTAATTATTGAACACAATCATGATATTGGGTATGACTATTTAATAGATGTTCAAAAAAATGAATATGAGATATCATCTTTAATTATTACTTAAATTGATTAGCAGAATACTCTAGATGTAATACTTTTAGTATCATGGAGTATTTATGAGTACTTATGAATGTTGATATAGTAAAAAAACAAATTATAGATGATTATTTAAGTGGTATAAATAATAAAGAATTATGTAAAAAATATAGTAAATCTAGAAGCTATATTCAAAAATTATTAAAAAAAAATGGTATTTCTTTGAGAAAAGGGTGTGAAGTAACTAAAAAATACCATATTAATGAAAATTTCTTTGAAGAAATAGATAATGAAAATAAAGCATATATATTGGGATTAATATTTGCTGACGGTTGTATATCAAATAACACTGTCAAAATAAATCTTATTGAAACAGATTCACATATATTAAATGATATAGCTAAAATAATTATTAAATCTGAATATGAGTTATTAACAATAAAAGAATCAACTAAAACATGGAAGGACGGTAAAACATATACTTCAAAACCACAAAGATTATTAACTTTAAATAGAAAAAAAATGGTTGATGATTTAAGAATAAATTATGGTTTATGTGAGTCCAAAACATATAAAATTAGATATCCAAAAATTAATTCAAAATATAATAGTCATTTTATAAGAGGATATTTCGATGGTGATGGTTGTTTTTATAATTCAAAACAATATATTAATAATAATAGAATAAATATTGTGTCTAATGATTTTTTCATAAGCCAATTAAAAAAAATTATCGAAAAAAAATTATCTATTAACTGTACAATCACCAATACATCTATAAATAATATCAGTAGATTAAATATATATGGTAATATTCAAACAAAAAAGTTTTTAGATTGGATTTATGACGAATGTGATTTAAAGTTAAATAGAAAATATTTAAAATATTTAGATGTATATGGAAGTTAAAAAATATAGTGAACTTAGAGATAGAATAAAAAGTAAAGATTTTGAGGGAAAGAATAAGAGTGTTAATAATACTCTTTTTTTCCTATCATTTCTTGGGAATATCGGGTCGATATTCTTTGCATACTTTCTTGTGAACCCAGCGTTTCACAAGGCGATTAGTGCCAATCTTACTAGTGGTGATGCTGCAGTGTATGTTGCAGGATTTCTGACAGTATTGGTTCTTGGGATATTCGAGGTTATCAAAAGAAAGATATTAGGAAATCTTTCTTTTGATCTAGTTAAAAATAACTATGAGGTTACTAAAAATTTCATTGGTTGGTTAATATTCGGACTAGGGCTAATTAGTGCTAGTTTTTATTTTTCATTAAATGGGGCAAAGAATTTTGCCACCACTAGTGCATCTAAAAATATTTTAGTGGAACAAACCGTAGATAATGATATTGATTCAATTAATGATGTATATACTGGTTATAAACAAACATACTTGGATGATAATGTATCACTAAGAAGTAACAATAGAGAGTTGAGAGACTTGATTGCTGAAACTCCGCTTAATTATAGGACAACAAGAAAAGGTTACCAAGAAATTGTGGAGTCTAATTTTAAAACAATTAAATCTAACGAAGATAAAATAAAGGAACTTGACAATGAGCTTGATGAGAAAATAGTTGAGTATCGTAGTGATTTGAAAAACAAAATTAAAAAAAATAAAGACGAAGATGTTGGGAATATTCTACTATTTTTAGTAATTTCAACATCGATAGAGTTTATTATCATATTAGGTGTCTATTTTAGACAGTATTACGACTATAACGTTTATCAAATAAATCAAGGAGATATGGAAGATATTGTTATTAAAAGAGAACGATATCAAAAGCTTCTTAAATTTATATATAAAGAAGGTACTGTAACATCAGGTCAGGCGATCATGGGTGTAAGTAAGTTAAAAGAATTGGTTAAAGAAAAAAGTCAGATAGAATCAGGAAGTAAATTTGTTGATGAATTTCTAAGTGAAACTAAATATATGGGTATTTTTAAAACTAAAGGCAATAGAACGTATACTGCTGTTACTTACGAGGAAGCTCTTAAGAAAATTGATAAGTTTGATGAAACTATCCGTATTATTGAAAAACTAGCATAAGAATGGAAAGTAAATTAAATAATGATTTTGATGGATTAGCTGAGTCCCAAAAAAAGACCGATGCTAAAATTGAGCAAATGCAGAAGGTGTTAGAAAGAAAAAGAGATGCTCTTGAACAATTTAAATGGAATGTTAATACTAACATAAAAAAATCTATGGGTCGAAAGATTTTAAGAATCCAAGAGTATATGGATATGAAAGCACGTGCCGAAGAACAACGTGGTAAGGATAGTAAACTTGCTCAAATGATGAGGAAGAAATTTGACTTAGAAGAGCAACGTAAAAGCAGTGTTCAAAGATATAGTGATATGGGTAAAATGGCTGCAGATGCATTTGGTGTTACTGTAATGGCAAGTGCTTTAGGTGATATTCATAAGAGTCTTACAAATAATCCATCTAAAACTTTACGGCTTGAACCAAGTTTTAATGAGAATCTAAGAAGTAATTTAACATCGGGGATATTAGAAATAAAACAAAATATGGAAGTAGATGACGAAACATTTAAAGCACTAAAAGATACAGCTAGACAGTTTAACATTAAATGGCAACCAACAATAGATAATAAAATGCTTGAAGCTGTTCTACCTAACTATATTAATGAAGACAATATAATGTTTGATTTGGTGTTTGGTGGTGAAATAACAGATGAGGTTGAATTACCAGTTGGTTTTATCAATGGTCAATACAATGAGATTGCTTGTGGCTATAGAGGTTTAGATAGCATGAATTTTATACATAAAATTGGGTATAATTTATTTCCTAAAAAGAATCATATTAGAAAGTTTATAACTAGCGAAAAGGCTTTTATGACTGCATACAATAAATTAATAAATAAATGATTGAAAAGGTTAACTGGAAAAAAAGATATTTAGAATTAGCTCAATATATATCTGAGTGGAGTAAAGATAAATCTAGAGGCGTTGGTGCTGTTATTGTAGATACTGACAATAGAGTTGTTTCTTTTGGATATAATGGATTTCCTTCAGGAGTAAATGATAATATTGAGGAAAGACATAGTAGACCAGCGAAGTATGACTGGACTGTTCATGCCGAAGAGAATGCAATAGTTAATGCAGCTAGAGTAGGTGGTGGTGGAACAAAGGATACTACAATATATCTTAACCTATTTCCATGTGCTAGATGTTCTGGTTTAATCATTAATTCTGGTATTAGAAAAGTCATTTGTAGTAAAGCACCTAATTTTCAAGATGAGAAATATGGTGATGAATTTAAAGTTTCATATGAAAAATTACAAGAAGCCAATGTAGAGATCGAGATAAAGACTGATGGAGATTGATAAAAAAAAATATAAAATACCCAGTGAAAACTACTATAAAAGTAAGAATACTAAGAATCAAATTATTCTAGCAGGTAGTCTGCGTTGTGATAGTAATCATATTAAACGTTTAACTAACAAATCTTTCGGTAAAACAAAAAGATGGTGTACGTATACTATAGGTAGAGATGGTAGGATATATCAGCACTATGATCCTAAATATTACACTGATTTTATGGGTGATAAAAAAATAGATAAACATTCGATATCTATTGTGTTAGAAAACATGGGGAGTGTTTATTATGATGATGAAACTCAAGAATGGTATAACTGGGCTAATGAAACATGTGATGAGAAATTAGTATTTGAAAAACATTGGAAGGGTAGTAGATATTGGGAATCTTATACCGAAGATCAATTTCATAGTACAATTAATTTATGTAAATATCTTTGTGATGAGTTTGATATTGTTTTGGATAGTATAGGGTATAATGTTTATGAAAGTCGTACTGTAGATTTTGAAGGTATAGTAACTCGAAGCAATTATGATACTGACTATAGCGACTTAAATCCTCATTTTGATTTTAAAAGGCTTCTACATGAAATCGGAATTGATCTATAATTATGTGTAAACTTGAAATAGAACTTATACCTAAGACTTCTTTTTATTCTAACGTTCGTAGTGAAGTTACCACTAATGAGTGGGATGTTATACGTAAGAAATGTTATGATGAGGCTAGTGACAAATGTGAGATTTGTGGTGAGAAAGGTAAGGATCAAAATTTTAATCATAATGTTGAATGTCATGAGATTTGGAGTTTTGATCTTAAAGAAAGAATACAAAGATTAGATGGATTTATTGCTTTATGCCCTATGTGTCATAAATCTAAACATTTCGGTTTATCACAAATTAATGGTGATGAAGATATGGTTCGTAATCATCTAAAAAAAGTCAATGGGTGTAATGATGATCAATTGTCTGAACACATAAATGAAAAATGGAAACAGTGGGATGTACGTTCGAAAATAGAATGGTCACTCGACATTAGTTATATTGATGTGTATGTAAATGACGTTGGGGTGAGTAAATTAGATCGAATGTTGAGTAATCTAAATTAAAAGAAATAGTATTTATATATATGAATGCAAACAAAGACGTTAGAAACTCACTAAAAAAAATGAGACAACACCTGAATGGTGAACAAGTAACCGAATCAAACATAGTCAAAGCACCTCTTCTTGATATGAGAGAAATGCTTAAGAGAGCAAGAAAAATGAATGAAGATTATTCATATAATATGGAAATGCCTGACGGTTCAGGTTATAGTAATCCCGACTCAACTAATGATGATCTTGAATTTAGAATTGAAGATATGACTTCCACTGATAAAGAAGTTCAAAAAGAAAAAATTCAAAATGCTTTTGATAATCAAGACGTGTTTGTTGATATTGTAGATTTTAAACAATATAATGATAATGATGGGAGACCAATTGGATTTATATTAGAAGGTGGTATTGATGGTGTTATAACATTTAGTTTGCAAGTGGGTAAGACAGAAGACTTGAGTGGTATTGATTGGACTGCAACACCAGAATTTAAGGCTGATCAAAAAAATAATGAAATCATAGAAAGACTTAAAAGTTATTATAAGGAATTCTATGAGGAATATAGAGAAAGTTTATATTAATATGAAAAAGTTCATCAATACAAAAAACATTATTATTGTAGTGCTCTTAGCATTACTAGTCATCGGTGGGTATTTTTACAATTCTAAAACTGGTAATTTAAATGATGAGTTAGAAATGGAAGTAAAACTTAATGAAGTATTAAAAGATAGCGTTCAGTTTTTTGAGACTAAGAATGGTGATCTTGTTGCCGAAAAAAGAACTCTTCAAGGTGATGTTAATGAATTATTAAAAGAAAATACTGGTTTAAATGAAAACCAAAAAGATTTACTCAATACAGTGAAGAAGCTAAATAAAGAGTGGAAAAAAGACAGAGAGATATTTGCTGCAGCAAGAATAGAATATGAATCACTAATTGATTCATTAAATTCATTCATTGCTGGTGCTACTGGTGTTGATACATTGAAAAATACAGTAAGCTTTGTTCAAAATGATATTGATAAAGATTTTATATATAATATCGATATACTAGGTGTTAGACCAGTACCAATAACATTTAATCCTGAGATTAAATTTAACATGATTGACTTTCCTAATGAGCAGACCATATCATTTAATTGGGATAATAATGAGAGAAAAGACTATCCAGTATCATTCACGGTTCAAAATACGAATGAATATTATAAAGTAAATAACATTGAAAGTTATACAATTCCTGAGATTAATAAAAGTGAAATTGACCCTAATTTCTGGCAAAAATCATGGAGATGGATTAAAGTAAATGGAAAATATATCTTAGTTGGTGCTGCTGGCTTTACTATAGGAGCAGCCATTAGTAACTAGGATTGTGTACTCATCTTACCATTCGGAAGAAGGAGTTTCGAAGCTCGGTACACCAAGATGTGTATCAGTGCTTTGCGGTTTTAAGGTGATATGGTGACGTATCACCTTTTTTTATGGTTTTTTATAATTAACAAGTATTTATCTATAAAAGAAGTGGCTAAAGAATTAACTAAATCCGATGTAGAAAAAATCGTCAAAGACGAAATCAAATCCTTCATGTCTAAAGACTTAGAAAAGGAAATTGGTAAGGCTATTAAAAAAAATAACAGTGATCCTAGAAAAGAAATGATTGAAATATCTAAACAAGCTATTGAAAAATTAGCTGAATTTTTATGGGTCAGAAGAAATGTATGGAAAGGGGATATTAGATAATGTCAAATATAAATGTTTCACAACAAAATTTTAAACCGACTCTAGATAAAAGAGATCGTACAGAACATGGTGAGAATCATGATAAAGATTTTAGTCAAACAGTGAGAAGACACAATGTTGAATTACAGGAAGTTGATCAAATGCTGAATGAAAAAACTAAATCATTAAAAAAACAAATTTGGGACTTGGCTAAAATGGAAGCTTTAGTTCATGGTGATCAAAAATTATCGGCTATTTATAATGAAATGTCACAAGATGGTGAAGAAAAATACGGTTATCATTACAACGAGACCATTATGAATATTATCTTCAATGAGTATGTTCTCAACAGCGTTAAGTACTTAGCCAAATATAAGTCAGCAGTTCCTGTTGAAAAAAAACGTAGAGATAAGACTGGTATAAACAAACTTCAAAAAAAGGGTGATGAAAAGCAAGATAAAAAGGATGCTGCCGAAGTAGATGAGGTTGTTACACATAATAATTCATTAACTGGTGTTCAGTCTGATGATATCGATCCCGATATTACCGAGATGACAGATAATAATGGAAATAGAAGAGATGAATATGGTGATGAGAATGACAGAGGTTATTTAAATCATAGAATTGAAAAACAAAACTATCCAACAACTCCTAATACAAAACCTGATTGGGATGATAATATAGATGAAACTACAGGTGCAGTATCTTCGGGAGGATATGCAGCAAAGGCTGTTTTTGATCCACATAATGATAATGATGAAGTAATGTATGAGAATATGAGTACACTAAACGAAAAAGCAGAGTCAGAAGCACAACAAAAATTAATGGATATGGCTTATGCCTACAAAAAAGGTGAGATGGATGATGCAACCGATAAAGTAAAAGAATTAGCAAATAGTATGTCAATGGAAAACTTAAAGGATTTTGCATCAACTAAACATGATGATATACCTGCTAAGAAAAAAACAGATGAAGGTGAGGAAATTGATGAATCATATTTAACTAACCCAGATACATTTAGATTAATATATGAGTCATTAGAGATTGATGAAGATACCAGCAAAGATTGTTGGGGTGGCTATAAAAAAGTAGGAACTAAGAAAGGTAAGGATGGTAAAACAGTAAATGATTGCGTTCCTATTGATGAAGACAACCATGATGATTCACTTGTTCCTAATGCGATGGAAGAAGATGAAATGACTAAATCTTATACTCATTCAATGGGTGCTTTAGAAGAACATCATTTAGACACACATCAAGAAAAATCTGAGTTTTTATCACAAATACTTGGTGGAGATATGCAAACATTCTTAGCTATGCCTGAAGAGGTTGTAGATCAACTATATCAAGCATATGAAAATGAGATGATGGGTGAGAGTATTATTGATGATCAACCAGATTCAATGGCAGCTACTATGGCTGATGTTAATCCTCCAATGATGGAAGAGAATAAAAAATGTCGTGATGGTGAAATGCCAAATCCTAATAAACAGGATGAGAATGATCCTAATTGTGTAAGAAAAGATAGTTACTACAAAAAGAAACGTGAGGACAAATCTACCAATTCTAACAAGAAGAAGAAAGGTCTGCAAACTAAAGATAGATTTAATCTTGAAACTCGTAAAAAAAGAGAGCAAGAGTATCAACAAAAATTAAAGCAAAAGAAATCAAAGCAAAACGAGATGAAATATAATAAAGAACTTGAAGAGAACAGCCAGTTAATGGAAACTCTTAAAAAATTATCGGCAGGTGAGACAATATCTGAAGATACAAAACACCCATCAATGGTGAATCTAGACAGACTTAGAAAAGATAACGAGAAGAATTTCAAGGGTGAAATGAAAGATAGTAATAGTACTGAAATTGCTGCTGATCAAGGTGAAGCTGAAACTGCATCAGAACAGTATACTGATATTGATGATCCTCAAGAACTAAGTCAAAAAATTGAAAAAGATAAGTTATCACAACATGATGGTGAATCATTCGATAATGAAGGTGATTCAACAAATGATAGTAATGATGAAATCCCTAAACGTAACCGTACTAAAGAAGAGCAAGAAGAAATTGCATTAAACAGAGGATATGGTATGGAAGCACTTGACTATGATCTAGAACCAAGTGATAGATTTAAGGAGAGAGCAAAGAAAGACATGGGTGAAAAATATTATGAGTTAGGTCAAGATAAAGTAAAACAACGTAATGATCAAGTTATGTATAATAAAGATCAACAGCCAGTAGTAGATGAAGATAAATATGATAAGAAGATGTCTGAAATTTCTGAAAATGTAATTACTGGAAAATATCGTGATGAGAATAATCAAACTCAATTTATAAATTTTAATATTAGTAAAACAAAAAGAGTTGATAGCATTGACGAATCATTTGTGAAGTTAAATTTAGATGGTCTTGGGAATACATATATGCAGGATATGCATGAGAACTCAAATATGAGAAATGTAATGGATAGCTTTGAATTTTATTTAAATAAATCTAGTGAAGCACTTACACCTATTGTTGCAGTGAAAAGACAAAATAGACAATTGATGGCTGAAGGTGAAGAAAAAATACAACAACCTATAAATGAAGGTCTTGAGAAAATGAAAAAACTTTGGGGTTATAAACCTTCAAAATATGTTAATACACATGACACAAAAAAGAATCGTGGATTCTAAGTAATAGAAGGACAATTTAATATAAAGGCATCAATATCGATGCCTTTTTTTTGTCTTGATCGATTTTAAATTCTACATATAGTATTTATAAGAAACCATATGAGTATGGAAACACTTAAAATAGGAGATCGTGGCAGTGCTGTAAAAACATTACAGTTACTACTTACGCAAAAAGATTACAAATTGATGACTGACGGTATCTTCGGGCAAGGTACTGAAGATGCTGTTGAAAATTTTCAAGAAAAAAATCATTTAACTGTTGATGGAATAGTAGGTAAAGGTACTTGGGCTGTCTTGCTTAAGACCGAAGATACTACAGATCGTATTAATAAGACGAAATATGTATTGACTACTGCTGGTTATGAACCAGAACCATTTGCCAAGAAAAACATAGTATTACATCATACTAATGGATGGACTGTAAAAAGAGGTAAACCATCTATGAACCACTTTAACTGGTGGACTAGTTATTGGGGTACTAATAATGGACGTGCGAAGGTCGCTACGGCATTTTCTATTGATTATGTAGGTAACATCTTCCAACACTTTGATCCTTCTATGTGGGCTTATCATTTAGGTTTAGGAGCAAGTAGGAATTTCTTAGATAAACAATCGATTGGTATTGAATTATGTAATGAAGGTTCTATGACTAAAGAAGACGATGGAAATTTCTATTGGTATTCTGGTGAGCAAGCAATTAAATATAATAGACCAAATGATAAACCACTCCATGAAAAGAATGGATGGAGAGGTTATGAATGGTTTGCACCTTACTCTAAAGAGCAAATAGAAGCTAGTGAATGGTTAGTTAAATATTTGTGCAATAAATATGGTATAAAAATGGATATGATAGCAGATTGCGAATATCATCCCGAAATACTCGGTGGTGGATTCGAGGGAATATATAATCATGCAAATGTTAGGGACTACCCTTCAAGTAGACCCAAATGGGACTTATCCCCAGCTTTTCCTTTTAAGGACTTCTCTAAGAAGCTTATTAAGTAAATGCATATTAGCAATTAAATTACATATTAACTCGAACATGATGGAAGTATTTAAATATTGGCTACTTAGTAGCGTAGATGACGATGAAGTATACGAATTAGAAATAGTGAGAAAATTTAAATCACATAACGTAATTAAAGAAAGAGTAGAGCTATACAAGGATTTTACTATTAATCTCCTACATTATATCTATGAATCTTATCTAGGTTCTGAATTTATTAAAACAGAGCATGATCAAAGAGGTCACTTCACGTGGGCTTATGGTAAAGTGCTTGAAGAATTTGAAGATGAAGGTATTGATTTCTATAATAATGATGATCTATTCGAATATTTTTATGTATACTTTAAAGATCAGTTTTATAATATGAAAAAAATTGAAGATTTTAAATACTATCATAAATTCTGGTTAGATATATTTGACCTATCTAAAAACAAGCAAAGAAAGAAATTTGAGGTACTTTTACAAATATATGAAATTTTTGATGAATCTTTAGTGCCGAACCCAACAACTTCTTTAATGTTAATTTAAAAAAAATATCCATTTTTTTATACTTTTTTGTAATTGTGAGTATTTATAACAAAATATAATAAATTATAATAAATTATAAAGTAAAGAAAAAAAAAATGGCTGATTTAAGAACTGATTTAGTTAACGAATTAAGAAATCAAAAGTATTACCTAGAGCAGGATTTAGTTCGATTGGTAAGTAGCCAAGCTACATCCTATAAAGGTAGATTGGAAGAAATTAAAGAATGTTTAGTTGAGATTGGAAAATGCAATACTGGAATAGCATTAACTGATGTTTACATGCCAGCACAAGAGCAAACTTCACAAGGTGGACAACCTGCTGCAACTGCTGAAGCTGGACAAGCAGACGATGTAATTACTGGAAATGCACCAGCACCTGCACCGCAGCCACATGCTGGACAAACACACGGTGAATAAAAAAAATAATTATGGAGAATATATTAACTGAACTCGCACAATTCGGCTTCATTGCCTCAATATTTTTTGTATGCTTCATTATTCTTAATGTAGTAATTAAGATGTATGGGAATTATAAATTAGAGAAGAATAGTAAACTAAACCTTGGACTAACTGACAAAGCAGTATTGTGGGGTTCAGTTAGTTATATATTAACTTATTTACTTTAATGGGAACAATTAAAAAAACACTTGATAAATTAGATGGAAAATTACTTTCAATTGAAAGAAATACCGAAGAAGGAAAATATGAGTTAAAGATTGGACTCCCTGCTAGTTGGGTATTTAAATCAACCGATTATGTTGGTCTTGAAGAAATTGCCAAAAATAAGGATGGTGTTCTTTTAAAGGTATTTTCTGACGATGAAGCTGTTTGTATTGATGACTTAATAGAATTTGTTAAGGTAATTATTGATACTAATGAAAAAATAGCTCAAAAAGAAGAAGAGTATAATAAATTGATGGAAGAGAGAAAGAAACAGCTACAAGATGAATTTTCTAAATATGAAGAAGAACTTGATCAGTTAAGAGAAAAATCTTTTAAATCAATGGCTGATGAAGAGGAAGAAGAGGATGATAAAAAAAAAGATGAGAAGAAAAAACCTACATTATCAAAACCACCTAAATCTAGAATAATCAGAGAGGGTAAACCACCTGAGAAACCTAAGAAAGAAAAAGATGATTCTGATTCATTAGAAGAATTAGAAAATAAATTAACAGACTAAGATATGAGTACTAAAACTACTTCACCTAAAATAAGCGAAGAAAGTAGGAATAAAATTGAGAATTTTAAAACTACTCAACAGCTCTATAATGATTTAGATGATTACATTAGAACTAATAAAAAAACTAGTGATCGTGTAAAACAAAGAGTTGCAAAACAAATTAGTGAATTAGGTGATGATTTTATAAGTGAACTTGAGCAAAACGAAGAGCAAGATGCTGATAAGTACAAGGAGTATGCTGAGAAAGTAGAGACAATTATCAAACATTCGGGTGGTAAACATGGTACTCTGGAAAAACTCAATGATATGACTTACGAGGAAATCGATAGTATTTATAATAAAGTTCTTTTAGATTCAAAAAAAGGATTTTGGAATAAATTATTTGATTTTCTAATGGAGTGGTAAAATGTATGATTTTGCAATGATAGGTGATAATGTGTATATCGGTGGTTTACAAGGTGAAGAGTTTAAACTTATTAACAATAGATTCGGTGTACTAAAAAAAATCTACAGTATTACTTCAAAAACAGTACTAAAATATCTAGCTGATATACAGATGAATATGTATAAATTTCCAATTAATCTTAATTATGTCTATAAATTGCAGAATGTGATTACTGATCCTATCTTTTTAGATGGTAATGTATACGATGAATTATGTCAATTACATGATATTAAATCAGCAATTATAGGAATAGACGATAGAACTGAACACAGACTTGCATTATGTAAGACAAGTATAGGTTTAGATGTAATGTTAACAATATCAACACTTAATTAAAATACCGCTTCATCATTAATACTATCATTTGCTTTCGGTTCTACTATAGCATCTTTATTTATATTGCTAGTTGTGGTGTCACCTTTTCTACGAACACCCCAGCCGTTTTTCATACCAACAAGTGCCGAAATAAAACCAATCATTTCTATAACGAGTGTATGGTCAACATCTTCCTTTAGAATTATTAAATAATACACTAAGTAACTAAGAAAAAATACTGACATTGTTAATGCTAAAACTTTTGTAATACTAAATTTTTGACTACCTTTATCTCTTAATATGTCGAAAAAGAATTTTTTCATGACTTTAAATTTTTATATAAATACTTAAAAAAAAACAATTAAGATGGAACTTTACACGAATGTACTAAACAAAGATAAAATTTACGATACATTATTTTTGAAGATATTTACGGCTAGTGAATATAGCGATGCTCATCAGTTTAAATTAGCTGATCAGGATATGTATGATGCGTGGTGTGAAAAAAATGATGATGATGAAAATTATTTAAATAACTCTGCATTATCACCTGAATTTGGTAAAATTGTTGGTGTGTCATTATGCACAGTAACAGACAATGATGGTGAGATGAAAAGAAATTTTCATAACATATATAATGCTAAAGACGAACTTGAGGTGTTAGATTTTTTATTCCAAACAATACAAAGTGCTGAAATTACAATTGAAAATCCGTTATTATGTGGTCATAATATACTCGGTTATGATATTCCTTTTATCATCAAAAGAGCATTGAAAAATCAAATAGAAATCCCACAATTATTTAAAAAAATAATTAATTCTAAACCTTGGGAATCTGTTGCTATTGATACTATGTTATTATGGAAGTTTGGTTCTTTCGAATATACTAGTCTAAATGAAATCACTACATTCCTTGGTTTAAAATACAAAACATTACCGATGGATGAGTTAGATATGAACACCAAATTTCATAAAGAGGGTGGTGTTAATAACCAGTGGTTTGAAAAGGAAACTATGAATCGTGTCAACTTAACATTACAACTTATGAATAAACTTAGAAGTATGTAGTATTTATAGTTATAAATTTTATAGCTATGAAAAATATTTTAAACAAATTAAAAAATCCGATTAATATTATTGCTATCGGTTTGCTTGGATCAGCACCAGCATTCATTTATACTTTTTTTGTAGATGTTTATTCATGGTTAGACCTTCCTTGGTGGGGCGTGGTATCAGCATCTATGATACCTGCTGCTTTAGTTTGGTTCTTATTTTTATTAACGTATGGGTCAATTAAAGGTTGGTTACGAAAGAAAAAGCAATGAAAACATACACAATAAAAAAAAGTAAACATAGTGCCTCTGGACTTAATTTTGGCTTAACTTTTAGAGATAAGATTAAGTTTAGAGCATGTTTTACCGAATCTTGTCTTTACGATCTACATAGTAATGACAATTATGATATTAACAAACTATTCGGTTTCTCAACAACATCTTTTCATCATATACAATCTGCTAGAGTAGGATGGAGATGTATAGATAATAAACATATTGAGTTATTAACATATTCATATAATGATTCTAAAAGGACTATTGATGAAGCTGATGTATTAGGTGAAGTATTACCCAATCAATGGTTTACATGTGAAATTATTGATGAAGAAGATTTTTATGAATATAGATTTTCTTTAGAAAAAGATAAAGATAAAACCGTTAATATTTTTCGAGATCAAAAACAAAAAGATTGGTTTTTATTTCACTATATACTCTTCCCTTATTTCGGTGGAAATAAAACAGCACCACACGATATGAAAATACTTTTGAAAAGATTATAAAATATGATGTCTTGAGTGTATTTATATTTAAGAATATACAAAATCAATGGCAAATAATAATATATCATTCAAACCAAGCAAATCTCAACTAGATGGCGTAATATCAGGTGCAACATTAGATAATGGGGTTTTAATATTAAGTAGGACACAAGGACTTATTAATGTAGAAGTAAATCTTTCTGGTTTAACAGGTAGTAGTGGTTCATTAAATACATTTAATAATGGATTAACAGATAATGGTGGTACTGTTTCATTAGGTGGTACACTTACTGGTAATACAGTTATTGACACAGGTGGTAATGGTATTGCTTTTGGTAGTAATAGTATAGCTAGTGGTTATAACTCATTTGCAGAAGGTCGTTATACAACAGCTAGTGGTACTTTCTCACATGCAGAAGGTTTTAGTACAATAGCTAGTGGTATCGACTCACATGCAGAAGGTCTTTGTACAACAGCTAGTGGTAGTTATTCACATGCAGAAGGTTCTAATACAACAGCTTGTGGTTTTAATTCACATGCAGAAGGTGTTTTTACAACAGCTTGTGGTAATTATTCACATGCAGAAGGTCGTTGTACACTAGCTAGTGGTATCGACTCACATGCAGAAGGTTTTAGTACAACAGCTAGTGGTTTTGTTTCACATGCTGAAGGTAATAGTACAACATCTAGTGGTAATAACTCACATGCTGAAGGTAATCGTACAACAGCTAGTGGTAATGCTTCACATAGTGAAGGTCTTTGTACAATAGCTAGTGGTTATTATTCACATGCAGAAGGTCGTGGTGCAATAGCTAGTGGTTATGGTTCACATGCAGGTGGTTATGGTAATCTTAGTTATAATATTCTTGCAGAAGGTTGTGCATCATTTAATCATTCAACGAATAGTGGATCACAAATATTAGGTCACGGTGCAATAGCAGATCAATCAGTAATATTAGGTGGTATAAACCATAATATTGAAGCAGGTAATACTAATGCTGCAATCATTGGAGGTGATACAATAAAGTTAACTGGTACTGATTATATTGATACAACAGCAGTAAGTAAGTTAGCAATAATGAGTACTCCATCAGCTGGTGTTAGTAGTGATACTATATTAGTAAGAGATGCTTCTACTGGTATTATTAAACAGATAGCACAATCAGAATTAACTGGTAGTGGTGGTTCATCAAATACATTTAATAATGGATTAACTGATAACGGTGGTATTGTATCATTAGGTGGTACACTTACAGGTGACACTGTGATTAATACTAATAGTTATGGTATTGCTTTTGGTTGTGGTAGTGTAGCTAGTGGTCAATCTTCACATGCTGAAGGTCGTTATACAACAGCTGGTGGTAATTATTCACATAGTGAAGGTCGTTCTACAATAGCTAGTGGTGGTAGTTCACATGCAGAAGGTCGTTCTACAACGGCTAGTGGTTTTAATTCACATGCTGAAGGTCGTTCTACAACAGCTAGTGGTTTTAATTCACATGCTGAAGGTCGTTCTACAACAGCTAGTGGTTTTAATTCACATGCAGAAGGTCATTGTACAACAGCTTGTGGTGGTGGTTCACATGCAGAAGGTCGTTCTACAACAGCTAGTGGTAATTATTCACATGCAGAAGGTTATGGTACAATAGCTTGTGGTTTTGTTTCACATACAGGTGGTTATGGTAATCTTAGTCGTAATATATTTGCAGAAGGTCGTGCATCATTTAATCATTCATATAATAGTGGATCACAAATATCAGGACATGGTGCATTAGCAGATCAATCAGTAATATTAGGTGGTATAAACCATAATATTGAAGCAGGTAATACTAATGCTACAATCATTGGAGGTGATACAATTAAATTAACAGGTACAACATATGTCGATACAACAGCAGTAGGTAATCTAGCTATATTTAATACACCTGCAAATGGTGATGCATCTACTACTGTAATGGTAAGGGATAGTGGCACTGGTATTATTCAAGAAAGATCACAAGCAGATGTTGCTTCTGCTTCGGATGAAAGACTTAAGAATATAATACAACCTATTACTGGTGTGTTAGAAGGATTATCATTATTAAACTCATATGAGTTTCAGTTTAATGATAAAATGAAACCAGAGAGTTTAAAAGGTAAAACCAGATATGGTTTAATTGCACAAGAATTAGAGAAGGTATTCCCACATGTTGTTGAAAATGATTATAAGATTGGGGATGAAATCTATAAGTCGGTGAGGTATACTGAATTAATACCTATACTTGTGAAAGCAAATCAAGAACTACATAAAATATTAAAAGATCAAGATAAAAGAATAGCACAATTAGAAGATAAACATATATAATAAGTATGATTAAGAAAAGAAAAACAAAGGGATTAGTAATATCAGGTGGTGGTGCTTACGGAGCAATGGGTGTAGGTACATTAGCACGTATGAATAAATCATATCAACATATTGTAGGTGTGTCCACAGGTGCATTGATGTCACCATTAGTGGCACTTAAAGAATGGAATATTTTAAAAGAAGCTTACACTTCTGTTAGTCAGGAAGATATTATTGATAAAAGTAGATGGTTTGAACCAAGTACATTTCATGATGATGGTAAGGTCAACATTCTAAATCTTTTATATAAACAAGTAAAAGGTGATATCAGTGCAGGTAGTTCTAATGCACTTAGAGAAACAATAGATAAGTTTATCACCGAAGAACAATTTGAAAAAATTAAATCTAAAAAAATATCGTTAGCCGTTGGTGCACAAAATCTTCGTCAAAACCCATCTAAGATACATTATTTTGACATTAACGATAAAAATTATGATCATAATGATTTTAAAGACTGGATGTGGGCATCTGCCAATGCACCTATATTCTTATCTTTATTAAACAAACAATGGTATGATAAGGAAGATGATAGATGGTATGATGGTCAATGGACTGATGGTGGTTTAACACAACCAATAGCATTGGATTATCTGGCTAGACAAAAGAAATGTGATGAAATTGATGTAATCATACATAAAGAAAAGCCTAGAAATGAAAAGCAAATAGGTACAATTAAAGACTTAACTCACAATGCTAAGAGATGTTTTGATGCATTATTATATGATACACAATTAGAATATTTACCATATGAGATAATGAAGCTTAACCAAGAAGGTGTTTCGGTTAGAGTTATATGGTTATCAAGAAATTTAGCTGATAATAGCTTAATTTTTAATAAAGAAACAATGGAAAATTGGTATCAAGAAGGATATGATACGGCATTGGATAAGAATAGAGTTGATGAATACTTAGTATAATTATGTCTGAAAATTTAGAAATAGTAACAATAATAAAATTTTTCATCTCAGCATTAGGTATTGGGTTAGGAATCTATTTAGGTAGGTTTTAAAGCATTCTTATTGTGGATTAAAGGTGGTGATGATAAACTTGAAAATAAAGAATTACAAATAGCATGGTTTTCATTACTATCTGCAGTTATTGTATTTGCTATAATATATTCCACAAAAAATAACTCATAAGTTAGCAACCTTATGTAATATTTTTCGTACTACCGAATAATTTGTTTTATGAAAAATATCATGTTAACCATATCGTTTTTTATATTAGTTTTCTTAAACTCTGTAGGTAATAATGGAGTACAAGAACATGGGTTAATGGTAAAACCTGTTGTTAAATATGAAGTGGTGTATATTACCATCTATGAAAATTTAGTAGGTACTGTGTATCATCCAGTCGAAGGACAAACAGATGATACACCTTTAATCACCGCAGATAACACACACATTGATCCTATCACTCTTAATAATGATAGATATGTTGCTCTCTCACGTAATCTAATAAAGCAGAACGACAAAATAAGGAAATGGAATGGTAAGATACCGTTTGGAACTAAGATCGTTATAGAGTCATCACATGACGAAATAAATGGTGAGTGGACTGTTCATGATACCATGAATAAAAGGTATATGAGAAACGTAGATTTTTTTCAAAATCATAAAGACCCAACAAGTATCTATGGAAAATGGTATGGTCTCAAGATTAAAATTGAAGTCACGTTTAAAAGAACATATGTTGGCGACAATATTGTTTATGAAGAAGTTGTTTGACTTCTTCATTTTTTTTGCGTAATTTACTGTTATGAGCGAATATTATAAAAAAGTTGATGATCATACAATGGATCATGATGGCAAAAGATATTTTGAGAAATCTTTTGTAGCAAAAAGACTATCAAATAATCTAGAAACTATTGAATCACTACAGAATAGATCACATGAAGCTGAGAAACTATTAATGGGAATTCGTGATCATTGGTTTATTAATTTATTCTTCGGTAAGAAGATAAAAAAACATTTGGAAAAATATAAAAATTTTAAGTTAAAATTTTGATTATTGTAACAAAATAGTTTACTTTTACGTATTAACAATCACAAATAAACATACAATTAAACATTTTTAACAAAAACAATTGAACATTTTTAACAAAAACAATTGAACTATGATAACAGTATTAGGATTACTATTATTAGTCGCAGGTATCGTCTTTTTAGCCATGCAACCTTATTTACAGACAGAAGACAAAACAGAAACGGTTACGGATCGTTTTGATCGTGAACAAACAGTTAAGACTCCAAAATCAAGCCCTGTTTTGTTGAGCTTATCAAGAAGACCAATTGCAATTGGTTTTACAATCATTGGCTTTATATTAATGATTCAATCATCATTTTGGTTTTATGCTAGAGATGGATTTCAATATCGTATTGTTAGCCCTACTGGTACAAAATATGCTATATTTAATCAAGGTGTAAAATTTGTCATGCCAATGAGTAAGATTCAAGAATGGCAAAAGTATTTTGATATTAAGTCAGTTAACGAAGGTGAATCAACAGAAGGTATTGAAGGAGTTATTAAAGGTGGAGTGCCAATGCGTTTCATTGACCAAGTAACTGCTGATGTACAAGTATCTGTTCGTATGGAAATGCCTAGTGATGAAGAATCATTTCTTAGATTAGCACAAGAATTTAGGCATCCTGAAAACTTAGTTAATAATACATTAGTACCTACAGTTCGAGAACAAATTATTAACACTGGTTATATGTTTGCAGCACAAGACTATATTTCTGGTTCTGCTGCTGACTTTAGATCAACACTTGATGAACAGTTAAAGTATGGTGGATTCTCCGTAGAGAAAAAAGAGTATAATGATACTACATTCTTAAATGTTAATATTAAGCAGGAAGCTACTGATCGTCAAATTAAAGACATTAATACCCGATATAAGGTAACGAAACGTCTTGGTGCTGATGGTAAACCAATTAGAAATGATCATGATATTAAAAAGAATAACATCATTCTTTCTCAAGTTATTGTAGATGAAGTTATCCTAGAAGAAGCCTTTAAGAAGCGACTTGAAAAGCAAAGAGATATTTCTGCTCAGAAAAGAATTGAAATAGAAATGATTGAGACAGCTAAAGCTGCACAACAAAGGATCGTTGCCGAAGGAGAAAGAGATAAAGCTGCAGAGAGAGCCGTTCAAGAGAAAGAACAAGTTGGTGTGTTAATTGCAATTGAAACTAAATTGAAACAAGAGGAAACTAATAAGAAGTTAGCTCAAATTCAGTTAGAGACTCAAGAGATTAATACTAAGAAAGTTAAAGAAGAAGCTAACGGTCAGTACTATAAAAACTTAAAGCTAGTTCAAGCAGGTTTAACACCTCAAGAAAAAGCTCTTTGGAAATATAGAAGTGATAGTGTAACATCTGCTAACTTTAGTAAAATGACACCACCTAACGTTGTTATTAACGGTGGAAGTGGAAGTGGGAATGACTTAACAAATTCACTAATTCAAGCTGAAATGGCTAAAAAATTGATGAATAAACAATAATTTAGTACATGCTAAGATATAAAAAAAGGAGAGTTTCGGCTTTCCTTTTTTTTATAACAAATGTCATTATATTATGTATAATATAATAACATTTGTTGTGAAGTATATGAAGAAAAAAAGATAGTGATGTCGAGATGCTAAAACAGATGGATGAAATCAGAGATAGATTATTTATAACAATAGATAGTAATAATGAAATTTGACAAAGTAATATTTTTGGATATTGATGGGGTTGTTGCAACCACCAGAGAACATAACATGACTCATATGACTAAAACATATGTTCATAAGTACAATGTATATCCTTATAACCCAAAGTGTGTTAAGGTTCTTAATGAAATTTTAGAACAAACTCAAGCCACCATTATTATGTCTTCTGACTGGAAACAATATTTTAACTTAGAAGAGTTAGCTGATCTTTTTGAGATCAATGGGATTATTAAAGCACCAGTTATGGTTACTCATAACTTTTATAAAAAGCATAAAGGAAAACAATTAGAAGAGATTAGGACTATCGAAATAAAAGCGTTCTTAGAGGAACATGAAGTTGAGAAGTATGTGGTTGTGGATGATCTTGATATGTTAGAAGGTTTCGGAGATAAGTTTGTGTTGTGTGGGGATAGTTTTGAAGGGATAAAAAAATCAGGTTTAAAGGAAAAAATAATTAAGAAGTTATGTTAAATGGATTATTGTCAACAATTTTAGGTGTATTTAAATTGATTAGTGGATATGTAATGGCTTTATTTATATTGATAATTGAGTCAGCATTTTTTGCTATTATTTTATACTTTGCATATATGACAGTACATGGTAAATTTGAATTACCAGTACTATCTTATAAGGATGTTATGTTAATCTTATTAGGGGTTAAAATTTTGAAATTCTCAAGTTTTGAGATGAATAAATCATTTGTCGATTCTTCTCATCAGAGTTCTCTTTCAGATGATGAAAAAATTTCTGATTCTTAGCATTTTTGTTAAGAGTTTCGATTGAATATGTGTTAAGATCGATTATCATTGGAGTATCTGTTCTAGAAACAGCATAAGCATATCCACATTAAATAAGTATTTTATTTGATATCTTCAAATCACGATATTCATCAGTTGTTCTGTCGGTAACTCTCATGGTTGGTTTAAAAGATTGGAGTATATATAAGAAAGATAATAATAAAGCTGTGTATAGTAAATTTTTCATTTCTAATATTATTTAAATGTTAAATTTATATTAAAAAAACACATAAATATAATAAATTATAAATTAAGATGCAAGTATACGTAAATCAGAGTGGTCATAGACTAACATTAAAGTTCATTGATGGAGACACTAATGAGTTATTATTTGAAATAAAAGATAAATCTTGGATGGAAATTGGTCAGTTTATGACTAATGGATATGTAACAGAAATAGTAAGAAATTCGTTAGGAATGGAAGAAGCACCAGAAAATCTGGTTGTTATGACAGTAGCTTATTTTGAGAAAAAATAATGGAGAAGGAAGAATTTATTAGGATTACCAAAGAAGAAGGGCTTGAAGTAGCACTAGCAATGTCAGCTAGACAAGAAAATAAGGATTGGAAATGTCCTATTTGTAAATCACCAGTAAAAATAGCAGGTCAAGAAAGCTATGAAACACTAAGTGAACACGTCACTGATCCGAACGCTACATCACAACCAAAACGTGATGTGTATAAGTGTACTAACCAAGAATGTATTTGTAATGATTCTAAACATGATGTCTTTTGGAGTTACAATGGTGAAATGTATGGTGGTTTTATGATTGATGATGAAGAATTTATTGGAGAAAATAATGCACCATTTGGATCGTTTGAACGTAAAATGAATGTTGAAATAGGAAAAGACGGTCTAAAAAGTGAAATATATCTTCATCCTGCATGGTGTTTATGGCTTCTACAACCATATATCGAATATCATTATAAAGGTGATGTTATGGGAAATGTAGTAAAAAAATGGTTTACCGTTGAATTTCTAAAGAAAAATGAAAGAGGTAAATATTCTTATAAGTTTTCAACATGTTGGAGTACATGGAAACATAAATGGTTTGATTTCTATTCCAAAATAAAAGCTTATAAGGAGCATAAACAATTAAATGTATTGAAGAGTGCATTCAAACCCGTATTCAATAGAGCATGGGATCATAGATGGTTTGAGGGTGCAATGAAGATTCTTTTCTGGAGGTATTATAAGAAAGTTAAATAATATTGTAACTAAAGGTACAAATCTTTCGTAACATATAATAAAGAAAATTAATTGTTATGAAAAGTATATTAATTACATTATTTTTATTTACGGTAACAGCATCACAAGGACAGTTGCTGTTACCTGAAAAAGTTAATCACACTAACAACGGTGTTTGTGATGTTATTGACTATCCAAAAGTCAACACTGCCTTACTCAATTTTTTTGAGGGTTATGGTCTTTCAAGTAATGACATCTATTTTGGTTCATATTTACCACTACACAAGAATGTGTATATTGAAATGCTTGACTCTTTAGTTAAGTATGGAGAGGTAGGTAGTTATGAAACCTTTACCAAGGAATTAGATCATAATGATAAAGTGTATCATGTTGCCTTACTCAGTGATAAAGATGGATTCTTTTATGATATCCTGATCAATCAAGGTGAAAGAGGTAATCCACGTCAATACATAGAATTTAGACCTAAGTATTATCAATGTGATGTTGTCGGTCAAAATGATGAACTACATCAGTTTAGTAATAAATTATATGGTAAAATAGTATATTATTTAGAACGTAAGGTTGTTAATGTTATTAATAAGCCTAGAGTATTAGAGTTTAACATGGATGATGGTAGTTCAATAATATATGAGTTTTGTCACATAGATAAAAATAGTGGATATCATGAGTATTCTATGATTGACACATCCGAAGGTGTTACATATAAACTATATGGGTCTGATATATCAAATTGCAATCATCGACATGATTGTGTTGTTAGACGAGAAGAAGAGGTTGTGACTGATCAGAATGCATTTGATGCACATAATCTTACTGCAGGTTCTAATACAGAAATTTGCAACCATTAACAACTAATTGTCGTATAAATTAAAAAAAGATATATGAATATTATTATGACAATTGTTTTTATTTGGTTTGTTATCGGTACTTTTTCTTTCCACTGTTTAATGTCTGAGAAAGATAGAAAAAGTATGTATCAAAACAAAATATCCTTCGTGATTTTTATGATACTCGCACCAATAACTATAGTATGGATGACATTAAAAACAATTTTTAGTAAGAATTAGAAACTTTAAACAATATAATCATGGAAAATTTTATAGTAATCGCAATCGCATTAGTAATAGTATTATTAATTTTAAGATTTGTCTTTAAGGCAGCAAAAGGTATTATTACACTAATAATTATAATAGCCTTGTCGATGGTGGGAGCACATTATTTTGTTCCTGAGCAAGTTGATAAACTTATTGGAGCTGAAAG